CTTATTCAAGAGCATGGTTTTATATCTCTAAAGTGGATTTAAAGCGCAGAGTAGACGTAGATGCTTTATTTACATTTATGGATAAAGATTTATTACACACAACTAAAATGGCGATTCGTTATTTTGAGGGCGTGGAAGAGTACGAGAAATGTGCTCATATTAAACAAATTCAAGATATTGTTGAAAAAATGTTGGATAAAACGTGATTCTATATCACTCTATCATTATATTAATATATAACTAAAAATTCGATTATGCGAAATCCAGACTTGGCGATGCAAAAACTAGAAAAACTTAATGGTAAATTGACGACCATGAAAGTTATGATTACACGCCCCACCACAACTACCGATCAATACCAACACCTCATTGCTGAAGCAGAAGAAGTAGTTGAAGATCTTAAGATGATGGTTCAACGTCAAAACTAATTTAAATTAAAGTTATGAATCTTACTGCTGAACAAATCCAAAACAATTGGAACGTATTTTTGGGTATTATTGAGGAACATATTTCCTCACCCCGTAAAGAAAAACTACTTGAATTCTATGATCAATATGCTGAGCGCGTTATGCTCATGCCGGCTGCCCATAAAAAAGAATATCATAACGCTTTTCCTGGAGGGTATGTAGAACACGTTATTCGTGTTGTACGTTGTGCTCTAAAACAACACCAATTATGGGCTGATGAGGATGCTGACATATCAGGATATACTGTTGAAGAACTAGTATTTGCTGCTATTAATCACGATTTGGGTAAAATGGGAGACGATCAACACGAATCCTATATCCCACAAACTGATCAATGGCGTAAAGATAAGCTAGGAGAAGACTATATGTTCAACACTAAACTCGCATTTGCTTCGGTTCCAGACCGTGGTTTGTTCATGCTCCAATCACATGGTATCCAGTATACGTTTAATGAGATGTTAGCTATTCAAACACACGATGGTTTGTATGATGAGGCAAACAAGAAATATCTTATGACTTATATGCCAGAGCAAAAACCACGTACTTGCCTCCCATTTGTTCTTCACTTTGCTGATATGATGGCTGCTCGTATTGAGTTTGAGCGTGAATGGTTACCTAAACTACAGGGCAATAAATCTGTTAAGGATACCTCTAATAAAGAAACCCGCAGGTTTGTTCCGGCTGCTGCCAAACAAAAAGCACTTGGTTCTGTTAGAAGTAAGGGGTTAAAAAATCTATTAGATAGCCTATGATCTATATTATATCTATTTTATCTATACTGGTCGTGGTCCTGGGATTCACGACCTTTAACCTTTTACGCAAGGTTGAACAAGGTGAGGATGAACTAAAACGAAGGCAAGACGCTATTATATCCTACCAGGAATATATTAATGGTTTAGGTAGTACAGTAGAGTTTATGAATAAACGAATTAAAGAAATTGATGCTAAGGGTACTTTTAATAGTGATGATGAAGTAGGTTTTTTCTTCGAGCGACTTAAAATGTTAAACGATATGCTAAGACCATACGATGTTAAATTATGATTGAAATAGTAGTTAAAAAGAAAAAAGGTATACAATATTTTACTCAAGAAACAGAAGATGCTATTGTAAGATATAATAAGTCAACTGACCCTGTAGAAAGAGAAAGAATATATCACAGATACATTCACTACGCGTTTTTTAAGTTAACTGAAAATATTATTCATACTTTTAAATTCTACTATACTGAGGTAGAAAATATTGAAGATCTCCAACACGAGATAATTACCTTTCTTCTTTCTAAGATGCACCTATACGATCAAACTAAAGGATCTAAGGCATACTCTTATTTTGGAACTATTGTTAAAAGATATTTAATCATATCCAATACGCGAAACTACAAACGTAGAATCGATAAAGCCCCAGTAGAAGGGGTAGAAGAGGACGAACGCCATTCATACCAGATAGATGAGATGACGGCAAGTGATCCTCACCAAGATAAATTATCTATATTTATAGACTTATACACAGAATATTGTACCGAAAATATCTTTGAATTGTTCGCTAAAGACGAGGATGCTCAAATAGCTGATGCTATTTTGGAGTTATTCCGTAAAAGAGAAGATATAGATATATTCAATAAAAAGGCACTTTACATATATATAAGAGAGCAGGTAGATGCCAAAACCCCCAAAATTACTAAAATAGCTAACCAGCTATACGATATATTCAAACACAACTATATATTTTATTTAGAACACGGTTATGTAAACTTTAAATAACCCAGTATTTATAACTATGAGCCAGTTTGATAAAATAGTATTCGGTAAGAAAAAATTCTCTGATCTTCTAGAAGAGATTTACGATAACCAAAAGAAAAAAGATAAGCAGGTAACTGCCCTTGTTAAAGAACTTCAACCTATGATCGCGGAGATAGGTGATGCTACCCTAATTGTTCCATTAATTAAAGAATATATGGAGATTGGGGTTAAAAACGATGATCTTTTAATCAAAATGGCTGCTTTAGCACAACGTGCTATGAACAGCGAAGCAACTGATGCTGGGTTAGGTATCTCAGATGAGGAAAAACAACAATTGCTTGATGAAATAAACAAGTTTAAATCTGAGGAGTAATGGGTTACAAATATGGGCAAGAAGGTAGTAATGATATTGTAAATAACCCTAATAATAGTTACGAGACTAATTTAGGATTAAGGGTTAATAATTTAATTACTGTAGGAAGAGTTGTAGATATTATTCTAGATAGTTCCCACAAAGATTATCCTATATATGGGGAGGCAGGTATAGGGCTTATAAAGTATCAATTAATTGATGCTGTCCCTACTGAGGTAGGTACTTTAAGTGCAGTAGCTATACCTTTATTTTCTAATATAAAGACCTACCCACTTATTAATGAGATAGTGTATATGATTTCTTTACCTACTATCTTAACACAAGTGCAATTTGGGGCTAATACTTTATATTATTTTCCCCCTATAAATGTTTTTAATAATAATTATTTAAATGCTTTACCTTCAGCTCTAAACCCCAATACTACCTCCTCTCCTTCAGAACAAAAAACATATCAAGAAGTAGATTTAGGTAGTAACTTAATTATTACTAATACTACTCAAAGTATTAATTTAGGAAAAACATTTCCTATTATAGATAATATCCATCCCCTAAAAGCTTTTGAGGGAGATGTTATATATGAAGGTAGATTTGGTCATAGTACAAGATATGGCTCAACTGTAAGTGGTTCCTCTAATAACTGGTCTTCAACCGGCTCTAATGGTGACCCTATCACTATTATTAGAAACGGACAGGGGCAAGTGGATACCCCATTCAATTGGGATAGAATAACAGAAGATATTAATAGGGATGATTCTTCTATATATTTTACTTCTACTCAAAATATTCCTATTAATGTATCAAGTATTAATGATTACTTTAGCTACCCCAATGGTCAACAACCAATTACCCCTAACCAATATGCTGGGAAGCAAATAATTCTTAATTCAGGGCGTTTGGTATTTAATACCACTCAAGACCATTTACTTTTAAGCTCAGCAAAATCAATTAATTTAAACGCGGTTGAATCCATAAATGTTGATACAACAGGTCCTGTAGTATTGCAGGCAGGTGAGGTATATCTTGGTTCTAAAAGCGCTACTGAGCCTGTTTTATTAGGTAATGCTACTGTAGATCTTTTATTTCAATTATTAGAAAATTTAGCTACTTTAACTGCTAATCTAGCAACCCAGGTAGGTGTACCCCCAGGTGCCCCCCTAGAACCTACTAGAACTGTAGCTACTTTAGTTAATAATAATATAAATGATTTATTATTAAATCTTAATGGATTAAAATCAAACTCTGTTAAAACTGTATAATGGCTACTCCTAGACAAATAGAAGAACAAAGACTACAAAGAGCTGCTGATAGAAGAGCAGCCCAACAGAGTATTGAATTGACTCAAATAGATCCTTCTTTAATCCAGTCTAACACCCCAGATAATTTAAAACCTCAAGGTACTGGGAATTTAGGTAAAAAATTTTTAGATTTAGGTAAAAAAACTCTTAAACTAATTTTACCTAAACTTACTTCTTTAGCTTCAGAATTTGCATTAGATCAATTTAATCAAATTAAAGACCAAGCTACTAGTCCTGAAGCTATAGCTCAATTAAAGACTCAATTTTGCCCTAGTCCTCAAAGACTACAACAATTAGTTGAAATGAGAAATAATATAGTAGGGCAATTAAATACTATAGGGAATCAAGTTAATACTTTAAATAACAGTGTAACTAGCTTACAAAGTTTAATTAATACCTTACAAAATATTATATCAATCGAACAATTAGCTAAACTAGCAACTTCAGCTATTTCAAAAGCAATTCCATTTGGCCTTCCAGGAGCAATTCCTGCTTTATTAAGTGATTTAGAAACTATCGATGATGAAGTTATACCAATTGTAGATAAAAATGCTTCTATACTTAGTGGTATTTCTTTACCATTTAGTATTTTATCATCTATTATTAATAAAATAGTTAAAGCTTTACAATCTTTAGATTCTTTAATTAGTTTATGTTTAGAAGATAGTGGGCTTAATCTTCAACTAGATTCTATATCTGAAACTATACAAATTGTATCTAATGAAGTTGATAAAGCAACAACTAATGATGGATCTTATAAAGGGTTTACTTTTTCAGTAGAAGAAGTACCTTTTAGTCCTACTGTTACTCGTAGAAGGGCTTTAGCTCTTAACCAGTCAGGAATTAGTTTACTCCAAACTGAACTTTCGTTTACAACAAACAACCAAACATTAATTAATGAACTTAAGCTAATAATTGACAGAGATAATTTAAAATCTTTTTAATTTTAATATTTATAACAGATGAAACCCAGCGAACTAAAATCATTTATTAAAGAAGCAGTTAGAGAAGCTATCCAAGAGGAACTAAAAGATATCCTTTTGGAAGCAGTCCGTGCTCCTAAATCACCAATTCAGGAAACTTATCAAGGAACCCCCATTGGAGTTGGGGGAACGGGAGTTACTAATACAACACTATCCTCTAATGGAACTACTTCATTAACCTCACAAAAATCAGCTACCGAAAAAAGAGCTATGATGGAAAGTATTATGGGAGATATGCGAAGAGGACAAGATACTCTTAACTTTACTACTCAAAATATAGCAGCTAATACTCTACAAATAACCCCGGGTATGAATACCTCAGGAGATGGGTCAAAATTACCAGAGGGTAATGTTGGTTTAGATATGATTATGGGATTAATGGGCAAGAAATAATGGCAACCCAAATTATTCCTGCACTAAATCCAATAGATAGAAGTAAAAGAAATGCTATAGGATTTACTTTACCTTTTTATAATGCACAACCCTTTACTTCAAACTATACAACCCAACAAGCCCTTAAGAATAATATCATCAATTATATGATGACTAATAAAGGAGAACGTTGTTTAAATCCTAATTTTGGGGCTGATTTAAGAAGGCAAGTATTTGAAGCTATGCAACTAGGAGAAACAACAGGTTTAACTGATCTTATTTCAACTCTTCTAACTAACCAATTCCCCCAGATCAATGTAATTAGTGTTACTTCAGATCCTGACCCTAGTCAAAACTATGTAAATATCCAAATAGCATATAGTTTTCAAAGTCAAGTGGAGGTACTTAATGCTAGTATATAATTAAAATGGCTATTAAAAGAAATTTAACATACTTAAATAAAGACTTTACTGAGTTTAGGAGTAGTTTAATTAACTATTCTCAAACTTATTTTCCTACTACTTACAATGACTTCAGCCCATCATCCCCAGGTATGATGTTAATTGAAATGGCTTCGTATGTGGGTGATGTAATGTCTTTTTACTTAGATAATCAATATCAAGAAACTTTTTTACAATATGCTCGCCAAGCAAATAATGTATTTGATTTAGCTTATATGTTTGGATATAAACCTAAAGTAACAGGTGTGGCAATGGCTGATATTGATTTTTTTCAAAGAGTACCAGCCTCAGGTAGTACTTTTGCTCCTGATTTTAGATATGCCTTAATAGTATCCGCTAATTCTTCTATTCAATCTAGCCTAAATAATAATACAAGTTTTTTAGTAGAAGATCCCGTAGATTTTACAGTTTCCTCTTCGGGTGATCCAACTGAGATTACAATATATGCTACTGCGGCTGGTAATCCCTCAGAATATCTTTTAAAGAAACCCCGTAAAGCCATCTCAGCAACAGTTAATACTACAACTTTTACATTTACTACTCCTCAAGAGTTTGCTACCGTAAATCTTATAGATAACGATATTATAGGTATTTTAGATATAGTAGATTCGGATGGTAATGAATGGTATGAAGTAGATTATTTAGCTCAGGAAATGATCTATAAATCTATTAAAAATGCTAACCCAAATGATCCTAATTATTATACAGATGGCTCAAATACTCCATTCTTACTTCAATTAGAACAAGTTCAAAGAAGATTTGTAACCCGTGTTATAAATGAAACTACTACCCAATTACAATTTGGTGCAGGCACAACAGCTGATACCGACGAAGAAATTGTACCTAATTCAAATAATGTAGGTTTAGGTTTACCATTTGAAAAAGATAAGTTAACAGCCGCATATTCACCAACAAACTTTATATTTAATAACACTTATGGTATTGCCCCTTCAAGTACTACTTTAACTGTAAGATATCTAACAGGTGGTGGAATTAGTGCTAATGTTCAAGCTAATACTTTAACAACATTTAATGGTACTTTAAACTTCACTACCTATAATCTATCAGGGGCTCAACAATACTTTGATTCATTTGCAGTAAATAATCCTAAAGCAGCTTCAGGAGGGCAGGATGGGGATACGCTAGAGGAAATAAGACAAAATGCTTCCTCAAATTTTGCTACCCAGCTCCGTAACGTAACTCAAGATGATTATTTAGTTAGAGCATTAGCTATGCCCTCAAAATTCGGAGTTGTTTCTAAAGCCTATATTGAACCTACTAAATTACAGAATGTAGGACAAGGTGAAATAAATACTACTTTAGATTTATATGTTCTTTCTTCAAATAATTTAAATCAGTTAACTACTGGTTCAGCAGCCTTAAAACAGAATCTATCTACTTATTTATCTCAATATAGAATCATAGGTGATACAATTAGTATTAAAGATGCTTTTATTGTAAATATTGGGGTTGAGTTTGATATTATTACTTTACCCGAATATGTTAATAATGAGGTATTAACTAACTGTATTTCGGAGCTACAAGCATACTTTGCAATTAGTGAATGGCAAATAAATGAACCTATTATTTTAAGAGAATTATATATATTACTTGATAGAATAGAGGGGGTTCAAACAGTTAAAAACATAACTATCTTAAATAAAGCAGGTGTTGGTAATGGTTATTCTCAATTTGCCTACGATGTTCAAGGAGCTAATATAGGAGAAGTAATTTACCCCTCAATTGATCCTATGATCTTTGAAGTAAAATACCCTCAAAGTGATATTCGTGGTAGGGTAGTACCTTTATAATTAAAAAACCATGGCAGTATATAAAATCTTTCCTACCCAAGACGCAACAATTTACTCAGCTTATCCTAACCAAAATACAGGATTAGATGAGATACTAGACGCGTCTACAAACTTTTTAACAGGTAGTGTTCAAACAAATGGTGACTTACCTCAAACCTCTCGTTTTTTAATCCAGTTTGCGGATAGTGATATAGCTTATGTTACTCAAAGTTTAATTAAAAACAGACCTTGGGATGCTTATTTAAAAATATTTGTAGCTAATTCTACTTATTTACAAACCAATACTAAAATATTAGCTAATGCTGTATCTGGTTCTTGGAATATGGGAACTGGTAAATACATGGATAGTCCTGAAGTACAAAATGGGGTTTCGTGGATTTGGAAAACCTATTCAGGTAGTAATGCCTGGTTAACCTCTAGCTATGGGGCTGGTTCTACGGGTTCTTATAGCCCTAATAACACACCAGGTGGAGGTGTTTGGTGGATCGCTGATTCTGCTAGTCAAACCTTTTCTTATAGATCTGATCTTGATTTAAATTTTGATGTTACAGATATAGTAGAATATTGGACAGGGAGTAATCCGGTTTGGGGTAATAATGGATTTATTGTTAGACAAGACCCATCTCAAGAGTTTGTGGGTAATATTAACCAACAAATTACTTTAAAATATTTCTCAGTAGATACCCACACTATCTATCCTCCATGTCTAGAATTTAAATGGAAAGACTTTAGTTTCAGTACTGGTTCTTTAACTCAAATTACTGGGTCAAATCCATATGTTTCTTTAGCTAATAATCCCGGATTTTTCTATAGTGAAAGTATTCAAAGATTTAGATTAAATGTTCGTCCTGAGTTTCCCGCTCGTTCATTTCAAACATCTTCTATCTACACAGCAAATTATTTTCTACCTTCAGGCTCTTCATATTGGGCTATTAAAGATTTAGATACAAATGAATATATAGTAGATTTTGATCCAATTTATACTTTAATCAGTACAGATGCCTCAGGTAGTTTTTTTGATGTCTATATGAATGGGCTTCAACCTGAAAGGTATTATCAGATACTTATCCAAAGCACTATATCAGGGAATACTATAGTGTTTGATGATGATTATTATTTTAAAGTTATTAACGGATAATGGATCAACAGGTTAATTTAAATAAACAAGTATTTGAAAAGAGACAGTATGATAAAACTATTAATACATCTTTTACTCAGTTAGTATCTACTACTTTAGAACCAACAGGTTCTGCTCTTCCCTCAGTTGATCAATTTTTTGATTTTTACAATCAATTATTTTTTGATATACCTAAATTTGGAGAAATAAATTCTCATGAGTACCTTATTAAGACTAGCCAAGAATACATTGGTGCTACAGCTGTCATAACAGATGAATTACAAGCCTTAATTAACGAAGTAACAGAATTAAGGCAATCTAATTTAGAATTAAATCAATTAGTACTAAATCTACAATCTAGTGTTGGTGCTATTAGTAATATACAAATATGAGTGAATTAGTAAACATAACTCAAGTTAATGCGGTAGATTTTACCTATCAGGATTATTCATTACAAGATGAAACACTAATTTCTTCATTTGATGTTAGTTCTAGTTTTAAACAAAACGAGGATGTTGTTGAATTTTTCTTGTATGACTATAACTCTAATATTGTATTTTTAGATTACAATTTTACAGACTATAGGGTAATAGACAATATTCTTACAATTAATCCCGAACAAGATGTTTTAAATTACGTTGGAGAAGATGGATTATATTACCTTACATACAACTTTTTATCTAATAGGCTTAATTCCTCAGTTAGTGATTCTTATTACATTAGGGAAATTTCAACAGATAGGACTGAATTAAGATTAGATTCAAATATTATTAGTAATTTAGATATAATAGCTAGTACTAATCTTTTTATTGATGAGATAAGGATTGCCCAATATAAGTTAGACTTTTATCTTAATTTTGGGGCCAATAATTTAGTTATAGCTAATAATATTTTATTAGACACTTCATTAATTGATGATCCTACAGTACTTATTAAACTTTACGAACCTTTACCTCAACAGTTTGGTTTAAAGGATGAATGTTGGGTTACTGTTGAAATTTCATCACCCCTAGCTTATGAAGCTACTTATGAAAATATAATTGAGTTTCAGGAGGACATTATTCAATTAAAAGGCCCTAATGTTAATTTAAATATTAACGATCAAATTAATAACTCAACTGATTATTTAAGTCAAAATAATCTTAAAACTTCAGTTACCTCTAGTTACCAATACCAATTAAATTCATATTTAGCTGGTAGGGGGTTAGAAATTAATGTAGATTATAATGATTTTAATAATTTTATATTTTTCTCTTCTGCTCAAAGACGTGTTGAGAATTTTTATTATAAACTACAATTAATTGAAGAATATCAGGTTAGCAGTAGTTTCTCAGGTGTTACCCCATCTAATACTTTTGCTTCATCTAGCCAAGATGTGTGGCAGTTAAAAATACAAGATATTTTAGATAATTTTGATCATTACGAATATTTTTTATATTATGAATCAGGTTCAGGGGCTTGGCCAAAAACCAATCCTGTAACTGGTCCTCCCTACATAAATGTAGCTACTAACTCAACAACCGGATCGGCTTGGCTTAACGAATATTTAACTTCGGGTTCAGAGTATGATAATAATAATGATAATTATCTTTATAACTCTATCCCTACTTATATAAGTCAGGATATTCAAAACGAGCCCTTAGAGCTGTTTGTAGATATGCTTGCTCAAAGCTTTGATGACACTTGGATTTATCTAAATGATGTTACCAATAAGTGGGATGCTGATAACCGTATCAATTATGGTGTCTCTAAAGATATAGTAGCAGATATTATTAGAGATTTAGGTGTTAAAATATATCAAAACAATTTTAGCGTAGCTAACTTATATGAAGCTTTTTTAGGATTTAATCCTTCAGGAAGTTATACATTCCCATATGATGCTACTGGGTCTCTTCCTGTTACTGCTGGGTCTGGTTTAGAATATGTTACTAATTATATTACCTCTTCTACCGATGCTGTTCCCCTAGATGACGTAAATAAAAGAATATATAAAAGAATTTATCATAATTTACCTTATTTACTTAAAACTAAGGGCACATTAACCGGTCTTAATGCTTTAATAGGACTTTATGGTATTCCTAATACTATTTTAAGAGTAAATGAATTTGGTGGTAAAGATAAACTTAACGTAAATGATTGGGATTACTGGCAGAGAATATTTAATTATAGTTTAGATACAAGTACTGCAGCTAGTGCAGTTTCCTCTAGTTGGGCTTTAAATAGTGCTTGGGGTTCACCCAACAATGTCCCTGCTTCTTTACAATTTAGATTTAAACTGCCTTCTTCTGGTTCAACCGGAGCTGTTAATTTAGCGGTATCTAGACCTTCTCAAAGTCTTTGGTCTTTAGATAATGGTGCTAAAGTAGCTGTAGTTTTAGAATACACAGGATCGGGGTTTGCTTCTAGTTCATATTCAGGATCAATTACAGACCCGTATTATCAATACGGTACTCTAAAATTCACCGCGGATAGTGGTTCTAACTCAGCAAGCGTTTATCTACCGTTTTTTAACGGAGATTGGTGGTCAGTAATGGTTACTCGTACTGGTTCAACCTTTAATTTATATGCTGCCGATAGCATATATGATGGATTTGATGGGGCTGAGATTGGATATATAGCTTCTTCTTCCTTTACTAGTACTGCTAGTATAGCTAATTGGACCGGGAGTACTGTTTCATATTTTAGTGCCCCCTCTAATTCTATTAGTTTAGGAGCCAAAACTTATACTAAATTTACAGGTTCATACCAAGAAATAAGATATTATACAGTACCTCTAAACGTTGGTCCTTTCCAAGACTATGTAATGAATCCTCAATCAACAGAGGGTAATGGTGTAAACACTGCTCCTGATCAATTAGCATTTAGAGCTTCTTTAGGAGGTGAATTATATACTAGTTCAATTTCAATTCATCCTAAAGTAACGGGGTCATGGGTTGCAACTTCATCTTTTGCTTCTAATAGTAATTTCTTTATTAGTAGTAGTACTTCATTTGTAGTAAATAGAGGATATACTTTTTATGATCAACCTATAGCGGGTATTAGAAATGCTATATCTAATAAAGTTAAAACAGAGGATATTATTTTACCCACAGGTGATACCTTATCGGCTTTTAGGTCAATTCAACAAACATCTCCCTTAAGTGGTAGCTACACCTCAAATGTTAACTATCTTGAAGTAGCATTTTCTCCACAAAACGAGATAAACGAGGATATAATGGATCAAATAGGTTTTTTAAACCTAGGCGAATATATTGGCGACCCCCGACAAGTATCATCTTCAGCAGTTTCTTACCCAGACTTAGATGTTTTAAGAAATACATACTTTGAAAAGTATAAAAGTAATTATGATATCAATGATTACATAAGACTTATTAAATATTTTGATAATTCTTTATTTAAGATGATCAAGGATTTTGTCCCAGCTAGAGCAGGTTTAGCTTCGGGTATTGTTATTAAACAACATCTACTTGAAAGAAACAAATACCCAGTACCCCAACTAACTCCTTCTGCCTCAATTGCTTTTGTTGGTAGTGGTTCTACCAATATTCCATATATTGTTGAAGACCAAACTCTTACTGGCTCTATTGATATGGCCTTTATAACGGGTAGTACAGGTGGTACTTTTAATCAGTTTAATGGTTTAACTAATAATTGGCAAGTAACCCAAAGTTGGACTGGGTTTACTCCTAGTCCCTTGGGTAATGTATACTTTACTCAATCAAACCAAGAAGAATTTTTTAATGGTGAGTTAAGCGGTTCGGATTTATTAGTAGAAAATGGTGAGTTAAATGAAGCTAACGTTTATAAAAATCCAAGTACAGTAAATGTTCAATTTGATGTTGAAGTATATACTGCTAACCAAGATCTTTCTACAAATACTACTTCAGAAAATGCTTTTTTAGCTTTACAACCAGGTAGTGGAGAATTGTTTATTTATAATTTATATGATACTGTATTAGTACCTAATACTACCTATGGTAATAAATGGATGTTAGTTAATAAACAAGATATTAATGGTTTAGATGTTACTACAAGTCTACAAGAAGTTTCTGTTATAACATTTACTACTTCAGTTAGTGGTGCTAAAACTTTTAACATAATATCTATTTCTGAAAGAGCTAATTATTTTATATTCCTATTATCTCCAGACGGGGTTAATACAGTCGTTTCCACCCAGGGTGAAAGTGCTGGTACTTTAGTAACAGTATTGGAACCATTCAATTCTATATTTTTTTATAATTCAGACGATAATCCCCTATTTAATAACGCACTTTTAGCTAAAGAAAGTACTCACTTTTTTGGTGTAGATTATAGTAATGGTGCTTTAATTCCCACTAACCAACAAGCTATTTTAAGTGGATCGGCGGTTCCAGCTGATGTACAACAATATAACTGGTATTTAAAGCGTAGCACTTTACCACGCTATGATGGTTCTAGGCTATTTGCTCAAAACTATAATACTTGGAGTTTAGGAGACCAATCATATGGTGAAGACCCTGTTATAAATTATAATGGAAATGTTGCCTTTGATGTTAATTTTGTAGGGGGTACTTATCCTGAGATGATTTTAGGTACCGCTCTTAATATTATTAGAGCCAATATCTTTACTTCAGTTTCTCAGAGTGTTATAATTGATCAGAACAACCCAGTACCATTTAATTTTATGATTGACCAATACTTAGGTTTTAGTCAATCCTCTCAAATTTTCTCAAATGATATGTCTCCTATTAAGGATAACAATATTCAAACTGTGAATGGTACTATAGGATGGCCTGGTAATTCTACTTATTTTATACCAGCTCAACAGAAATTTGGTGCAGGTTCCCCTTATAATTTTAGTGGTTCATGGGTTGATAGCACTAGAGGTGGTTTAGTATTTTATGGTTCAGGATTCACTCCTGATGCAAATGCTCCTTTTATTTTAAAACAACAAGTAGTAGATGATGATGATAGATATGCTACTGGTTCTAATTTTGTTGCTATAGCTTCGGCTTCATTTGAAATTAGTCAAAGTTTAAATGCTGGGGATAGATGGTATGTAACTTTATATACCCAATCAAACTATCCACTTCAAACGTTTGTTGAAGCAACTGAAACTGATCCTTTATTTCCGTTCAATAGTGGTTCAAACTATGACCATAGTGAAGAATTTAGTTTAGCTTCTCAAGGTGTTTATGAAATTTATAATATAAACCTATTCCCTTCGGGTAGTGGTGGTTTTGGTAATGGTATGATAGGTGGTACTACAGCAAGTGTTTGGCAATTCAAAACTGGGTCGGGCTATCAGGTTCCAGAAACCAGGCCTTTAGGAATAGATGGACAGGGTAATGTTTCTACGGCAAAAAGTTTAGGAGCATTAGTATGGAAAGCTAACCCATTCCCCCAGCCTGTAATCTTTGAATACCGTTCAGATTATTTCCCTTCAGGAATTGGTGAACAAGGTGGATATGTCATTCCAGATGACTTTAGCAATGATTTAAAAGGATCACTATTTGCTTTACAAACTAGGGGGGTAGTCCCAAGTGTTAATTCCTCGGGGCAAGTAGTTAATACTGTTCCTACCTTAACCCAAGGTGGTAGTGGAAATCAAAATCCACCTGTTACTAATCCTAAACCTGTTCGTCGCGCATTCTAATTTTTTAATTTAAACTTGCCTCCCCAAGAAAAAATCATTACCTATACGGATACTACTTAATATGCTTTTAAAATAAAATAACCACAAGTAATTAAGGGTAAGGTAAAAAATATATATTACCTTATAAAAAATTAAAACTATAACATATTTATAATAAAATCTAGATTAAACAAATGGGATATTTAAATAACTCAATAGTAACTGTTGATGCCATTTTAACCACTAAAGGCCGCCAATTACTAGCACAGAATGATGGATCATTCAGAATTACTCAGTTTGCTTTAGCAGACGACGAAGTAGATTATACTTTATATAATCCTACTCAACCTTCAGGTTCTGCTTACTATGGTGAAGCAATCCAAAACATGCCTTTGCTTGAAGCTTTTCCGCTTGAAACCCAAGTAATGAAATATAAATTAGTTACTTTACCTCGTGGTACAGCTAAAATGCCTATCTTAGATCTAGGATATTCAGCTATTGTAATTAAGCAGGGAGCTAATTTAGCAATTACACCTCAAACACTCAACTATACTGGAGGTAACCAGGTTGAAACCGCTGGTTATACATTTACTATCTCAGACGTTAGATTGTTCTCAACATTTGAGGCAGTTGGTATTAATACCCCAACAGTCCAAGCATTAAACGTAACAAATGCTACAACAACATTAGGTACTTCAGTATCCAGAACAGTAGTAGGTACTACATTAAACATGAGAGCAACTACCATTAATACTTTATTTGGTTCAAATACTCAATTACAAGCCACTCTAACAGTTGAAGGTAGAGATTCGGGAGCACGTATCACTATTCCAGTAACAGTAACTAAAGTATCTTAATTATGTCATTTAAAAGATTAGACGCAGACGATTTTGTAATATCAACCGATTCCATTACCTCGGGTATGTGGGTTGGTGATGTTAACACACTAACAACTTTTTTTACTTCCTCTACTCAAGCCGCTGGTGCTTCAGGTGATTACTACCTAAACGTTTACTCTTCATCAGCAGCTACTGATATTCAATTTGCTATTGCGTATGCTAATGAGTATGGTAGTGGATCTCTAGCTTATAATTCAGCAGTTGATGGTTATTCTCCATCAGGAACAATTTATGGTCAATACCAAAATCTTGTATTAGGAGATGTAGGTGAAGACTTTATATTTGGTAATATTACTAGTTCAGATTTCTTTGCTCTTTCAATTGAAAGAAGCAGATTTAAAGAAACTATTCTTCCAGGTTCCCTAACTTTAAAGGTAGCAGGTAGTACTAGAACACTTTCTTTAACAGATGATAGTGCTTATACCTCAACTATAACATTTACAGAAGCTGGTAGAGTATTTAACATCATTTCAGGATCAGCAGGTACTAAAAACACCTCAGTAAACTCTTCAGGTTTTACCTCAGCATCAGGTTCATATGGTTGGTTATTACCTGATATTGGAACTATCCTATTAAATAATGCGGCTTTATCCGCTCCAAGTGCTTCAGGTGGTGCTGGTTTTATATCCAGTGGTTCAGTTTCAGCTTCTCTTACACCTAACGTTACCCCAATGGCTTCATTATATTTAGCTATTTCGGGTTCAACTGCTAAAACATTCACTTTAAATTCTCAAGAATCTGTAACATCGGATTTTATATTTGTAAGACCTAGAAGCTCAGAATTTAACTATTCAGAAAATCCATCATTTGTAACAGGTTCAACGGGTGAGGTATTATATAGCTCATTCATTAATAACCCACAAGTATATATTACAACAATAGGTATGTACAATGATGCGAACGAATTATTAGCTGTGGCTAAGTTATCAAGACCCCTACTTAAAGACTTCACAAAAGAAGCTCTAATCCGCGTTAAGCTAGACTTCTAATGAATGAATGCCTACAAACAGTTTTTAACCTCTGATTTAATAGTATCCCCATTTGGGGTAAACAAGAGATTCTCTTTCAAACAGAGTGAATGGGGGAATAATGTTCAAATCGATAGATTTTTAGGTACTAGTGGTTCATTTTTAACTAACCAAACCACAACCGGTACTTTATCTACCGAATACCAAGTACTAGTTTATAACTCAGTTAAAGAACTTTACTATTCAAACTTTTTAACACAAAGTTATGGAGATTCTCCTCAGGTAGGGTATATTGTACCTGGTGCTAATCCTGAAGGAGATGTATTAGTGGGTTCTTCTGATTCAACAGGCAGGTATTTTAATTATCTCCAATCAACTCTTACCGCCTCAAGGCATTTTCCAACGGGTTCAGGGGCTGAGGTAGCTGTTGTTTCTGTATCTTCTAAATTGTTTGGTAATTATATTCAACCCTATTCTTTTATATTTGATTATTCATCTAGTTTTAAAGCATATGATGACGGAGAAGGTAATCTTTACAACTCCGCTAGTTTTGCTTGGACACAAAGTGTAGGTATATTTAATCAAACCATAACCGCCTCTGCAAATTCAATAGTTAATCCCGGTGAAATTGATTTTGTTTCCCCCATTACCATACCCTCAGGTTATACTTTTGTATCAGCATCTTGGGCTAATGGGGATGTTGATACCCCTTTTAACGAAATATCAACAACTTTTGTACCGGTTATAAGTGCTAGTCAGGGTATATCAGTTAGTAGTAATAAATTATCTTCAGATCAGAGTATTATAGATTTTCAAGATAACGGAACAACATTCCCTTCAGATATTTATTTATATTTTGAATCTGGGTCGCTAGTCACAACTAGTGGAAGTATACCAGCTAACCAAAATGTGGGTAATATAATTTATACACATGGAATGGCGATTTTTACAAATCAAAATTTACCATTAAATAATATAACTACTTTAGTTAATACGACATGCTCGTTTTCTTCTTCGCTTACAATTTACGAAACACAATACAAGTGTACTATTAGAGAAAACGAATTTAATTTTAGTTTAAATCCATCTTTACTTTCAGGTTCAAGTGACGGGACTGTTTATGGTTATGTAACAAGTTCATATTTTAACCCATTTGTTACTACTGTGGGATTATATGATGAGGCACAAAATCTATTAGCAGTAGGAAAATTGGCACAACCTCTCCCTACCTCCCCAACTACGGACACTACGATTTTAATTAATTTAGACCGATAAATTATATGTGGTTATATCAAGGTAAAGAGATTCTTTCTCTAGAGGATCTCCCCCAAAACACTTACGGTTTTATTTATATATCGATTCACCAACCCACAGGTAAATCCTATATTGGTAAAAAATCGTTATTTCATAATGTAAGAAAAAAACTTACTAAAAAACAACTTGTTGAACAAACCGGAAGGGGTAGAAAATCAACCACCGAAATTGTTCAAAAGGAAAGCGATTGGAAATCATATTACGGCTCAGCTAAACCCATTTTAGACTTAATAAAAGAAGGCAAACAAGAAGAATTCACTCGTGAGATTTTACAGTTGGTTACCAACAAGAAGTTATTAACTTACTACGAGTGCAAGTATTTATTTATGTTGGGAGTCATAGAACAACAAGACGGATATTTTAACGATAACATTCTCGGCAAGTTCTTCAGAAAAGACTTTACTGGGTGATTAATATATTTATAATAAATAATTTCTAATATGGAAAAACAAATTTTAAGTGAAGAGTTCATTCGCATGCAAAGGCTTGCGGGGATTGAAATTCAAGCACAAGAACCCATATTAGAAGAAATTTTACTAGAAGCTTTTATTGAAATTTACTGTTTAAAAAATAATTTATTATTAGAAAGTCTTGACGAATCTCTAATAGGTAAATTAAAAGATAAAATTAAGAAACTTAATATAAAACCTACAATAGGTCTTGTTGCCTCTATGTTAAAAGGGTTAAAAAATGCTTTAACTGATGAGGGGTACCAAAAAATTATAAAAATAGTTAAAGATTATGATGGACCTAAAAATATATCTCAAATAAAAGATTATCTTATAAAAAATCTTGATATACCTAAGGAAAAATTAGACGAAAAAATATTTACAAATAAAAAAGGAAATCCTAATACTTTATCAAGATCAATACTTTTTAATTTAATATTTATTATTCTTTTTAATTTAACTTCTAGTTCATTCTTATCCCAAGCTCAATCCAGCATGGATAAATTTGATGCTCCTATAGAAAAAGAAATTTCAGTAAAAGATGCTACTGAATTAGAATTAGGTGATTCTACTATAAATGCTCTTGAAAAAATAAGTGATGAAGTTAATACACCAATAGGGGGAGATACCGGAGGAGATACCGGGGGAGATATCGGAAATAATTCAGTAACTGTTGATGACACTGGAAATGTTATTAAAGTGGGTTTTGATACAGGAGAATTTGAAATTGGAGATGTAGATAAAGTTGCTAAAAAAGTAGCTGATGAAATTATAAAAAAAGCTGGAGGTAAAACAATTGTAAAAATTGATTTAGAAGTAGAAGGTCTGATATCAAATACACCTGGAGAAGGAGATAATAATCCTAATGGGCCTGATAAAACGGGATTAGCTGAAAAACGCTTAGAAGTTGCTAAAAAAATAGCTGATGAAGTAAAGCTAGAGCTTGAAAAAAAATATTCTGGGATTAAAGTTAGCATTAAGGATGGAGGTACTAATGTAAATAATACTGGGGAAGAAGTAGAAGTAGGTTCTAAAGAAGCAAAAGATAAGGAAGCAGCATCTTTTACTATTTTAGATATAGAAACAGAAAAAGAAACAACAATAGATACACCCGATAGTCCTTTAACTTATTTTAGAAGACCTAAAGATTTAATGCCTGATGGTAACAAATATTATACTATATTAGGATATTTCTTACCATTAATTACAAATGATAAACAACCTTCAAAAGAATTTATGAAAATTCTTAATATGAAAGAAGGAGATGTTATTAATGATAGTTTTATTAATAAAAAAATTGAGGAACTTCGTACTCAATATCCCGAAGGTAGTCCTAAAGTTAAAGAAGCAAAAAAAGCAATACAAATTTTATCTTGGGCACAAAAAGTTAAAAAGAATCCTAAATCTATTGGAGAATTTATAAAAAATTTAGATCCAAAAATTAATATTCCTTGGGAAAAACGTGTACTTCTTAGACCTGGTGAAAAAGGCAAAGCTGCATTTACTGGGGGTTCTAAAACCACTCAAACTCCGACTCCGGGATCTCAAGCTCAGGATAGGCTAAGGACAGGCGGCCGGAGTACTCCTAATCCTACACCCAATGATTTACGTGATTTAGGTGAGATTAGGTTAGCTAATATATATGAAAATTTACTTTTTGAAGCACAAGCATCAGAATGGAAATCTCTCCCAGATTATAATGAATCTACTGCTAAAAGCAATTTAGGTGAACTAGTTCCTTTATATGTTTATATTTGGGATATAGGAGATAACGGAGCAATAAAATATGTATCTGGTATAAATGATGATGGTAGTCAAGCTAAAAATGTCCCCTATAAATTAAGTTGGGAAAAATTTACAACTAAATACCCAGTCCTTGATAAAAAAACAAATGATTATCTTTTTAATGTAAAACCTTCAGAAGATCCTAAAAAACAAGGTGAACCTAGTAAGTCTAGCAGTAAATCAGATAATATTCCTGTTAAGTTTGATAAAGAAACAGATAAAACAAAGAATACATCTGAAACTAATAGGATAATTACGGCTATTAATAATAATTCTAGTATTAAAACGGCTCTAAGTAAAATAGATAATGTAGAAGAATTTAAACAGTTAATCTTAATTTTACTTTTAGATAAACTTCCAGTATACAAGGATAATAGACCGGCTCTAAGAACAGCACTTTCAAAAATACAAGCTAGAATTCAACTTCGTAATCAAAAGGGACAATTTATTAAACTTCAAGAAGAGGATGCTTCTGATGTAATTAGGCTTGAAGATCTATTAGATGATTCTGCTGCAACTCAATTAAGAAATGAGCTTAAAAATATTAATACAGAAGAAGAAATAATACAAATAATTGTAAGAGCTATTATTCCTTATTTGAACCCTAATTTAAAAAATAGTACCCAAAGCTTAAAACAAGCCATTATTAGAGCTCAGGCGGATTTTGATAAAATGTCAAAGTCTTCGGGTGATATAGATTTAAAAGAGCTTTTTGTGAAAGCACTTAGGGAATCATCAAGTCGGTAAGTTTTTTAAAAAAGACTTTGCTGCGTAAGATATTGTTCGTATCTTACACCATATGGTAAACCAGCTGGTTGTAAACGTAATAAATTCCGTAATAGGATCAGGTAAACCCACCGCTAGGGGCAATATGGCTCATACCTGTCCATTTTGTCACCATTCAAAACCTAAGCTCGAGATTAATTTTGATGAGAATGCTACCTACTATCAAAAGTGGCATTGTTGGGTTTGTGATAAGAAAGGTTCTAAATTAATGAGCTTATTTAAAGCTATTGACGCACCACAAGACAAGATAGATGAGCTACGATCATTGGTGGGAGCCTCTCGAATGGTCACCACCTCAGAAAACTCCAATAAAGTAGAATTACCAAAAGAATTTAAACCTCTATCGGAGATTACCGAAAAGGATATAGTAGGAAGACACGCACTTGCTTATTTAAAGAAACGAGGCATTTCTAAACACGATATACTCAAATACAATATTGGTTATTGTGAGGGCGGTGCCTACAACAAAATGATCGTTATACCATCGTATAGTAGCGAAGCTAAACTAAACTATTTCGTGGCCCGTAATTTTGATTCTAACTCACCAGTTAAGTACAAAAACCCGCCAATAAACAAAAATATTGTACCGTTTGAGCTATTTGTAAACTGGTCTTCTCCACTTGTTTTGTGTGAGGGACCGTTTGATGCTTTAGCGATTAAGAGAAATGCTATTCCACTATTGGGAAAGCATATACAAGATAATTTAATGAAACAAATCGTAACCTCTGTTGTAAAACAGATCTACATTGCTTTAGATAAAGACGCAATGAAGGATGCCTTACGGTTTGCCGAATTATTGTTAAACGAGGGTAAAGAGGTTTACCTTGTTGATTTGGATGAAAAAGATCCAAGCGAAATGGGTTTTGAAAATTTTACAAACCTTATCCAAAACACTTATCCGTTAACCACCTATGGTTTAATGTCCAAGAAAATCGAACTTATATGAGTAAAAGAAACATCAAACAATCTTACAATAGAATCCTAGAGATTTCAGAAGACGCTAAACAAATTACAATGCCAGATTCGCGCTATTACAGGCGCAATGGAGAGTATTATCCTTCTATTACTTATGTTTTATCGGTTTATCCAAAGGGTAAATTCTTTGAAGATTGGTTAAAAAAAGTAGGATATTCCTCGGAATACATTGTTAAAAAAGCAGGTGAAGAAGGTACAGCTACCCACGAACTAATCGAGGACTATCTAAACGGTAAAGAACTCAATTTCCTAAACGAATGGGGTAATCCTCAACATAATCCAGATGTATGGCAGATGTTTCTTCGTTTTGTTGATTTTTGGGAGACATATAAACCTAAATTGATCGAGACCGAAGTTCATTTATTCTCTGATGTATATAAAATTGCTGGGACTTGTGATATGGTTTGCGAAATAGATGGTGAATTATGGGTTATCGATTTTAAAACCTCTAATAACCTACAAACAACGTACGATCTTCAAACAGCCGCCTACGCTACGTGTTATGAGGAATGCTACGGTAAGCGAGTTGACCGCACAGCTATTTTATGGCTTAAATCATCTAAGCGTGGTGGTAAAACCGGATCTATGCAAGGTAAGGGGTGGGAAATTTATGAATCTAAACGCACTACAGAGGAAAACATGGATATATTCTCTACAGTTAAGAAATTGTTTGATTTAGAGAATCCAAACCACAGCCCTATCTTTACAGAATTCCAGACTGTAGTTAAGAGAAACCTCTGATATTTATACGTAAACACGCGTGTATGATCTCACTGATCCAATTACTTAAGGAGGTACAGGGCGCCCCCAAAGCTATTATTTTAGCTGGGGCACCGGGTGCTGGTAAATCATCTGTTATAGATGATATTATCAGTGACCTTGGATTGAAGGTAATGAACATTGATGATTTCTTTATTAAAAACCTTCGCGACGCAGGCATTTCACTTGATTTGAAAAAAGCAGATGCTGAAGGTAGAAGTGGGGCAGCTAAAGCAATGGCCGCCGCTCAAAAAGATTATCAAGCATCTCTAGCTCAAGAGATTGGCTCTAAAGGAAACATCGTAATCGATGGTACAGCCGCCTCATACAATAAAACAGAACAACTAAAAAATACTTTAGAGGCAGCAGGCTATGATGTGATGATGGTATTTGTTTATTCCTCGTTAGAGAAATCACTTGAAAAAAACGAAGATAGATTTGAGCGTTCAGCAGGTAAAGATAGAAGTTTAATGCCAGCTATTGTAATGCAAACATGGGCTAATGTAACTAAAAACTTTATCCCATACCTTAATTTATTTAGCAATAATTTCGTAGCAACTACAAAAGACAAAGATCCATTTAGTAAAAAAAGTTTAGAAGACATTATAGACCGCTATATTGATCCATACCGTCCTACTGACACTAAAGAAAAATCAGAAAAAGAAATAGCTAAATCTAGAGCTGATAAAGAAAACCTTGAACAAGAGATCATATCGCTACGCGATAAACAAAACGTTCAGGACATTATACAACAAACCGTTTCTATTCCAGAAGCACAAACAAAAATCAAACAATTCCTTAACTCATGAAAACATCTGAATTAAAATATATTATTAAAGAAGCTCTTGAAGCATCACAAATGGAAATGATAGAACCAATTGATGAGATTGGTACTTTCATGATCGTAAAAAAACCTAAAAAAGGTATGGCTATGGAAGATATGATGCAAGAAGTATCTATTTATGATTCAATCATGAAAGAAGAAATCATCATGGCTACTACAAATAAATCAGCTGCTCGTAAGCGCGCTAAAGAAGCCCTTAAAGAATACGAGATGCAGAAAAATACTCTTAAAAAAGAAATGGAAGAGTACAGAGCAGCTAAAAAAGCTATTGAAGAAAAGAAAACTAAAGCAAAAGAGCTTATTAATAAGCTTAGATAAATTGGACGAGTTAACTAAGTTTCTGGTTAGGGAGCTAATAGACGGGCAATCCGTCACAGCTATCTATGGTGGGGGGTTCAAACCTCCCACTAAAGGTCACTTTGACTTAGTTAAAACAGCTTTAAAAGATTTTAAAGACATAGATAAATTTATAATCTATGTTGGAAGTGGTGTTCGAGACGGAATCGAGCAAGAACAATCTTTACAAGTATGGGATATTTACAAGGAATTACTTCCATCCAAAGTTCAAATAGAACCATCAGCTACCCCTATTGGCGATATAATGCGCTATGCTAAAAACCACCCAGACGAAAAAGTATATTTTGTAATTGGTTATCGTGAGGGTAGAGAGGATGATTTAGATGATATCAAAAACCGCACTAAAGGGGTAGAAGAAAAATACCCTAATTTAGAGGTTCGAGTAATCAAAACCCCATCGGGTGATATGAGCGGAACAAATGCTCGTAAAGCACTTAAAAAAGGAGATAAAGAACAATTCTTTACTTATTTACCTACTGAAGTACCAGCTAACGAGAAAGAAGATATCTACAATATTTTAGAACCTACTGTTTTTAAAGAAGGGTCTTGCGGTTACGATATAGACGCTAAAACCGGTAAACAATTAGCTACACCTGGTGGTTTAGAGGAAGCAGATCCTAAAAAAGGAACAGGTAAAAAACCAAAAGGATCATCTCGTAGATTATACACTGATGAAAATCCAAGCGATACAGTTAAAGTAAAATTCTCTACTAAACAGGATATTATAGATACATTTTCTAAAGCATCTTTTAAGTCAAAGCCACACGCTCGCAAATCTCAGGTAATTAACTTAATTCACCAACGTGTTAGAGCAGCTTACGAGAGAGCAAAAGACCCTGAAGTTAAAAAACGTTTAAAAACTGCTTTAGATTATGCCGAACAGAAAAAAGAAGCATCTAAAGAAAAAACACAACGTTTAAAAAAAGAAAACGTAGCACCTAATCACGATGGTAAATCAGCTCCATTCGGTTCAGGATATAAAACAGTAAAAGAAAGAACAGCATCTGGTAATCCACCCCGCTACAGAGCTATTGAAAAAAGAGGAGATAAATACTACTATATTCAAGACAACCCATTTGCTCCTGGTATTAGACAAGAATTTGGTCCCTATAAAACAAAGGAACAGGCTAAGAAAAAAATGGGAACATTCCCACCATCTCAAAACTATAGAGATATAACAGAAAACACTATCCCCTCAATCGATATACTCGAAAAAATAGCCGAGTTAACTAATTACATGCGTGGGAAAGGGTACAATATTGATCCAGTCCCCAGCATTAAGCTAGTAGGTGATGATGTGGATAATGCTGAGAAATTCCTGGGTAGAACCGCGTACTATGATAATGACAATAAGTCTATCACCCTATACACTTACGGGCGTCATCCCAAAGATATTGTGCGTTCTTTCGCGCATGAGATGATTCACCATATCCAAAACCTGGAGGGTAGATTAGGAGATGTATCCACTACAAACACTTTAGAGGATGATCATATCAATGATCTTGAAAAAGAAGCTAATCTAAAAGGTACAATGACATTCCGTAACTGGACTGATAGTATTGAAGAAGATGGTCAAAAAACATCCAATAAAAATATGGATGATTATAAAAAACAAAATAATCCAAGTGGTAAAGTAAAAGATCCTTTTGGTTTAAATCAATATGCTCGTGAGTTAGCTCAAGGTTTAGAAGAAGAACAAGTAAACGAAGGTCGATACGATAAACTCACTAACGAACTTTCTAGTTTTGCTTTCGAGTTAATGAAAGACGGATATGATGTTGGTAAAAAAGTAGTAGACGAGTTATTTGTAGTAGGACCAGCAGACGAGGAAGTAGATTTTGTCTCTGATGAGTTTGAATTTGACTTTGTAGTTCAAGCAATCTATACAGACGACACTTACAAAGTAGGTGGAGGTGCTAACGCAGGATTTGATGCTAAAAGGAAAAGAATTCAACCTCTCCTTACCGTTAGATTTGAAATCCCAAAAGATATAGATTGGCAGACAGTCTCATTTGATCTAAAGGACGTTATAAGACACGAGCTTGAACACCTAACACAAGATGGTGAAAATCTAAAAGGTGGAACAGATAGTGATGATCCTAGGTTAGTAAGACCTAGCAAATATATGGAAGATGATGAATTCATCAGAAATCTAATTGATGTAGATTTGCTCCCTAAGTCAGACTATTTTAAATTAGAAAAAGAAGTAGATGCGATGCTTCAAGGTCTTTACTTTAAGGCTAAAAAATCTCGTAAACCTTATTTAGAGGTTATAGATGATTACTTAGATAAACAACCAGTTAACCCTCAAGAAAGAAAAGAAATTCTTGATTTATGGGCTAAAAGAGCAAAAGCTTTAAGTTTACCTTCCTTTACCAGTGCCTACGTAAAAGAGTCCTCATACCTTTACGATACGGGTGTTAAAAAAATGGATAAGGAAATGGGAGAGAAGAAATATGTGATATTTTGTGACATGGACGGTGTGTTAGTAGATTTTGATAAAGGGTATAAAGATTTAACCGGTTTATCTACTAAACAAGCCGACGCTCAAGGTAAAAGTGAATTTTGGAAGTTATTTGGAAAAAGTTTAAAAGAAAAAAACATATCCGATAAATCATATTGGGCTAGTCTAGATTGGATGCCCGATGGAAAACAACTTTGGGACTATATTAAAGGATATAACCCATATGTTTTAACCGCCCCTTCTGTTAATTTTGATATCCCATTTGAAGATCGTTATAAGTTAGAAAACAATGAATCAATGCAAGGTAAAACCGAGTGGGTTCAACGTTTACCTAATATGCGTAAATTATATTTCCGTTCTGCTGGTAGAAAAGCCGACTTTGCAGGTCCCGATAAAATTTTAATTGACGATAGAAAAGATACTATCGATTCATGGAATGCTAATGGTGGTATAGGTATACTTCACACATCGGCTGCTAACACAATCAAACAGTTACAAGATTTAGGTTTATGAGTAAAGAAAATGTTCTGAAAAAACAATTTGTAGAAAAAGACGTTAACAGATTAAGAAATTTAGTAAAAGGAAAATATGCAGATAAATCCTCAACTTCAGTCGGTTTTACAAAAGAACAAGAAGGTCCACATATCGAAGGAGATATATGGGATCAAGAAGATAAGACGTGGACTATTAAGGACGGCATTAAACAAAATGTTACAAAACTTGATAAAGCGCGTGAAGCGGTTAATTTCCCGATTTTTTGCCCTTCCTGTAAGAAAACAATGAAACCCCATTTGGATAAGAAGTGGTTTAATATGTACAAACGCTGTTTTAACTGTCAAATAGATTTTGAAGCAGCTATCCGTAGAGAAGGACTTTGGGAAGAATACGAAAAAACAATATATAATTCAGATATCGAAGGTATTATAGAAACGTTTGAGCTATGGATGAACGAGGAAATCAAACACAATGCTATCCAATCGTATATCACGGAAGCAGGTGACGTAGAAAAATGGACAGGTTCAGTTAAAAACAAACTACTTGAGTCAAAAGAGGAAACTATTAAGTATTTACAGAGTCTAAAGAAAGACTAATATTTATAAACACACTTAATATAAAAAGATATGGGATTTGATGTATCCAAATGGAATAAACAACGATACCTAGCAGAAGCTGGGGAGGAACTTCAAAATCCTATAGCTAAGGCTATAAATAATGCCCTACCAGAAAATCTAGGATATAAAGAGTTTGCTAAAGCTGTAGCTAGGGTTTTAAAGGACGAATACGGTTCTCAAAACTTTAAATCCTTTATGAACGTATTACATGATGAGTTAGGTATGGAACCTTTAAACGAGGAAGCTGAAGAGTCTACTTTAGAGAAAATAGCTTCTGAACTTAAACCAAAATATCCAGAACTTAGATTTGACCCAACATCAAATAGAATTGATGTTTTTGGAGACGAAAACGATAAAGTTACATTTGCTAATGCTGAACGAGAAACTAAGTTTGAAGATGGGTATAGAATGTTTGACGTTGAAGATGATGATAGAGGTTATATGGTTAGAATTGTAAAAAGATAAATAATGGAAGACCTAAAAAAAGTACAAGAATTCTTTGCTAAACCTATGGGTGAAGGGTATTATGAATTTGATATAGAAGATGATGGACCAGATTACAATAGTATATCTTCTTTAGAAGATGAATTACGTAGACTTATACGTTTTTCTAACCAATTTGGAAGTAAAGGAGCAGATGCTAAAATTGAACAATTAAAACAAAGAATTGCTCAATTAAAAAATCAAATTAATGAAGAACAAGAAGATCCAACAGACATTATTGCAATGGATGTTCCTTTATTCCTTCGTATGTTAGAGTACGCAAGAGAGGATGCTGAACAGGATATTGACCTACATAAGGTAACAGAACGCGCTATCGAGGCCGTTAAGCTAAGAGGTCTTTTATCAATGGAAGATTACCAAGATATTGTAGGTGAACCCATTGAGGAAATGACTGGTTATTCAAAATACCTAGCCACCCCAGAAAACCCAAAAGGTAAAACCCAAGGTTTAACACAGGATGTTATGGATAAAATCTTGTTAAAGATTGCCACAATGGGAGACGATGATAGAGAGGAAACTATTCGTTTAGGTGAAGGTGTTATTTACGAAGAACTTTGCCCAAAAGGTAAAGCATACATCAAAAAAAGACAAGCAGCAGGAGAAAAATCATCTGCTTATCTTTCAGGTCGTGCTGTTAAGGTTTGTAAAGGGCAGATGAAGGGGTGACAAACGAACGTCTACAAGAGATAATTACAGAATCGCTACGCGACTGGTTCAAAAAAGAGAACTGGGTGCGTATAGATACTGCGGGTAACATAACCGGTCCTTGTGGTACAATGAAACCAGGTAAAGCAACAACACGTTGTTTACCAAAATCAAAAGCACTAAGTTTAACTAAAGCAGAAAGAGCAGCCACATCGCGAAAAAAAGTAGCAGGAAGCAAGAAAGGTAAACAGTTTGTTAAAAACACCCCCAAAGCAAAGGTACGCCTTAACAAATAAATACATATTTATAACAAATTATCACTATGGACTTATCATCAATTGAAAAAATTATCCGTAAACAAGTTCCAAACGCTCAAGATAGCGAAGTGGAACTATATTTAGATTCTGTAGACCGTGTCCTATCACGTGGAGGCGACTACAGCGATATGTCTGAGGATGATGTAGTAGAAGATTTTGAATACTATATTCAATCCAGAATGGATGAGATAAAAAAACCAACAACAAAAATGAAAAGAAACGAATTAAAAGAAATGATCAAATCTGCTTTCATGGCTGAAAATTCTATGGATGACGATGCTGCCTTACAAGGCATGTATGGCGGCGATAATGTGTATGAAGCTGAAGAAAAAGAAGAAAGCCTAGACGATATTCTAGCTCGCATTATAGGTACTAAAGCAGATCCATACATGGCTGAAGACTTGAGCGAAGCTGAAGAAGAAGCAGATATTAAAATTGATGCCGAAGAAGAAGTTGAAGACGAAGGTGGCGAAGAAGAAAAACCAGCAAATGATTCAATCGTAGTAGATAAAAGAATTGTTTCTTTATCTTCACTTCCAAGTGATACAAGAAAAATCCTTGACTCCCTAGAGACTCTAAGAGCACAAGCAGAAGAGTTTGGCGATCAAAAATTCATCACTCAGGTTGGTAACACAATTACCTTCTTCACTCGCGACTTCGTTGTTGCAGGTGATGAGCCAACAAAAGCAAAAGTAGACGAGATCGCATTCCCAATGTGGAATAAAATTAAATAAAACTAAATAAATAAAAGATATGACATCACAAGAACTACACGACAAAATGGTAACAGTTTTAGAAACTCTAACCATCGAGCACCACAAAACAGCTAAAGCAGCACACGGACGTGCTCGTAAAATAGCAGGTGAACTTAAAAAACTAGCAACAGAATACCGCAAGGCATCTACTGCAGAAGACAAAGCAAAATAAAATAAAATAAAATGAGCAATTTTGACCTTAAAAAATACCTCGCCGAAGGTAAACTATTAAAAGAAAATGAAGGGTTTAATGTTGATCTTTATTATGATAAAGATGAAGATCTAGTTGATTTAGATGCTGCTTTTAAGGCTGCACCTAATATATCTTATAATCAAGTATTAGACATTTTTAAGAGTTATGAAGATGAAGAGATATTAAATGATTTTAAATCTGAATTTCCTGAAGGAAAAGATATTAGTAAAGAAGATTATTTTGAATTCTCAGAGAGATATATAGATGATATGAGTGAAACTAGTTTTATAAAGGCTAATTGGATAGGCGTATCTGATGATACAGTTTATGAAAAAGCTGGATTAGTTTAAATATTAAATTAAAAAATAAAATGAGCAATTTTGATCTTAGAAAATATTTAGCTGAAGGTAAACTATTAAAAGAAGCAATAATAGTAGACACTGCTATAATGGTAGATCCAAATAATGCTCTTATGTCTAATGCTTCAGATGAAGAAATAGATTATATAAAGGCTAATCTCACTAATGTTTCTAAAATGCCAGTTGATGATTTTCAAGAAAAATATGATAAGTATATGCTTAAATTTTACGATGAAGGCGATTCATTAGATACTCAAGTTAAAGCTTTGCAAATTCATATTGATAAAGGTATTTTAAATAGAGAAGAAGCAATAGAAGCCCTTGCAACGTTACAAGGACAAGATGTAGAAGAATTTGAAGATATATTCTAAATAAAATAAAATGGCAAAACTTTCCTCAGCTGAACTAGCTAAACGCGAAGACGTTATCATGAAGATGAAAAAAAATAAGCGTGGGCTTGTTAAACGTTATGGTTCAGATGCAGAAAAAGTAATGTATGGTCGCGCTACCAATATAGCAAAAAAAGTAACAGAAACACAAATGGAACAATCAAATCTAAAAGAGCTAGTAAGAGCAGCTTTAATGCAAGAAAAAGCAGGCTTCTCTAAAGAATTCGATAGCGATCCTGCCTTAAAAGGTGGTCAAAAGAATTTACCTGATGGCCTACAAAAAGCCATCATCTCTAAAGCTAAACCAGCTAACGAGGATCTTGATCTAGGACACGAAGACGACGAACCACACATGCTTAAAAGCGATTTATACCATATTGGAAAATACGCTATGAATCTTTACCAAATGGTAGATCAGTTTGAGGGTAAAGGTGAAGTTGATTTTCCACATTGGTGGCAATCTAAAATCATCAAGGCAAAAGAAATGATGTCTAGTGCTAAGCACTACCTTGATTTCGAATTAAAAGAACCAGAAATCGATGCTGCTGTAGATGTTATTGATGCTTCAGATGCTTTAAATAGCACTGGTATAGAGATAAACGAAAAAAGAACGGAAACATTAGCTGAAAGAATAGCTAAACAATTAAAAGCTAGATAATGACTCGTGAAGATCTTGTAGCAAAAATTAAAACGTTAGCTAAGGATGTCTATAAAGGCAGACTTAAGGCTGACGTTGCTGCTGCCGAGTACGATGAACTAACCAAATTTCCAGAACTCAAAAAAGTTATAGTCGATTTACTTACAGCAGATTTCGACTACTTTTTAGCCTCAATTGATTGGGTTGCTCCTCGTCCTACTACTTTCCGTATTAATTTAAAAAACGGACAAGATTTCTATCTTATTTATACACCTAAAACTTTTATTGCTCAAATAGAAGGTAAAAAATACTATCTACTTAACCTAAACGAGGAAGAATCGGCTTGTGAATCTATAGCTCGTATATTACGTTACGGAGGTAAAACAGAAGCATCTACTGAAGGAACAGAAACAGGAACAGAAACAGAAACCTCAATAGAAGAACCAGTAGCTGAACCAGTAGCTGAACCAGTAGCTGAACCAGTAGCATAATGGATAATTTGGATAAATTTATCAAAAGTGTAGCTTGGAAATTCCCAAAAGGATATCCTGACATGAACGATTCAAAAGATAAAGCTATGTTATTTGAACTAGCTGAAAATTTTATGGGTGAAATTATCATCAACGAGGCACAAGCAGATTATGATATCAGAATTCGTAAAGCTTTAAATTTAAAAGAAGGCGAAAAAATTCCAACTTGTAATACTCCCTTAAGTTTAGGTGATGATTTTAACTTAGGTGGAGAAGACGAAAAAATTTGGGTACAATTATATTCAACTCTCCCACTAAAAAAAGATAGCGAAATTCCAACAGCAGGAGCTGGTAAAGGAGAAATTGCTACTTACTGGGCGTTTGAATATAATGTCAATAGACATAACGTTACAGACTCTAGAAAAGGAGAAGACCCGGATTTAACCATTGATGGTATTGGGTGCGAAATCAAATCATACGAGACATCCAATATCACATTAGGTAAATTTGCCGGCGATAAAGAAAACGTTGCTTTGTTAAACAAAGTATTTGGCATCTTAACTCTATTTAGTGAATTTGACGAAAACTCCCAAATCACAGTTAACCCAGGTAACTTTAAAGCAATGGATATAGTCCCAGCATTCGATATAATGTCTAGTTTTGAAAAAAACAAGTCACTAAGAGATATAGATATGTTTGAGCCCCTATATAAAAGTATTGATTCGCTATATAATAAATTAGATATATCACCTGAAGCTACTGCTAAAGAAGGTGCTGCTAAACTTTTAAAAAGAGTACTATCTAACAAACTCTACAAAAAACCTAGAATGGGTAAAGATATAGGGTATATCTTAAACGTAAGTGAAAAAGGAAAAGGTAAATTTTATCTTATGAATGATGCTGTAGTAGATGCTATAGATGTCGAAAGAATCTTAAGTGGGGTTTATGTCTCATCTTCAGAACTAGGTATGAACTTTAAGAATTTATTTTTATAGATATGTGTGACTGCGGCTGCAATACTTGCGATACTAAAAAACCAGTGATGCTAAACGAAAGTGTAGCACCAAGAGCAATCCTTTCCGAGGGGTTGAAATATCACTTAGATAACGCACGACCTCTTACAGAGCACATATATCGTGCAGGCTCGGAAAGCTATTTCAATTTATGGGCAGAAGCACGCGCTTTATACAGCCGTAACATCATTGAGGTACAAGGAGATGATTTAGAGATACTAACTGAAACTGATCTAGGTCATTTTGGTATGTATGAGGATAAAAAAGTTCCTTTAGATTTTATCTTCGAGGAGGTAGAAGTAAACGAGGCAGATAAAAAGAAAAAAGACCCTCCAATTGGTAAACCAAAGCGTGGTGGCTCTAAAAAATTCTATGTCTACGTAAGAAAACCAGGTGGTGGAACTAAAAAAATATCATTTGGTGATACAACAGGTCTATCAGCTAAGATAAACAATCCACAAGCACGTAAAGCATTTTCAGCACGTCATGATTGTCCTAATAAAAAAGATAGAACAAAGGCTTCATACTGGAGCTGCCGTTTACCACGTTATGCTAAACTTTTAGGTTTGAAGTCTAACTTCTCAGGATTCTGGTGATAAAATAAAATAAAATGATTAAACTACTCCAACTACTAACCGAAGCAAAAAAAACAAAAGAAACTTTTGAAGAATTTGCTACCACACGTGCAGCAGGAGCTGCTAAAATAGCATCAACTGCAGAAGAAAAAGGTGGTTTAGCAATGTTAACTTACAATCACTTTTATGTTAAGGCTCCATACTACAAAAAAGCCATAAACGGAAAATTTGATAAAGAGGCAGCTAAAAAAGAATTTGCTGAAATCCTAAAGAGCATATCCCTAGATATGAACCAAAACGAGTTTCAAAGACAGGTAGGTAAAATGGAGGTATTAGGTGAACTTCTTATAAGAGAAAACTAATGCTTAACGCAAACATCCCTAGCTTTAAAGCGCTAGTTCGTAAATCATATTTTACAAAAAACCAAGAAGATCATAACGAATTCTATAATGTATACGTTTTTGGTCTTCAATCATGCGCTGGAACTATATTAACATTTCATGTTATGACAGATAACGGGATGATTCGTTCTCGTGTTCCACTTTCCGAAATTTATACAGAAATCCCAACAAACGACATTCCATTTAATTTTAAACAGTTATGGGATTGTTTTAGTGAAAACGTAGCTATTATAGAATATAGCTTTTTAGCATATCATAGAGCACAAATTGTTTTAAGAGACGGAAATAAAGTTTGGGGCACCTATATGTTTACAGTAGATTGGTTCAATAATCCATATAGCGATGAACCAACAGATTACAAATGTGGTCATATATTCGAATCAGACGAAGGGTATTTAATGTGTATGCCCAATAATAGAATATTCTGGAAAGACTCAAACTGGGTAACCAAACCACTCCCAGAGAATCTAAAGCAATATAAGGTAGATACAGAACTTCCAAGCGTGGAAAACCAATCAGATAGATGGGTTACCGAAGATGGAGATTCTTTTTATTACGATATGAATGAAACTTCTATAAAATGATTAAACTATCAGACATATTAAAAGAAACATACTTGGGTAGAGGAGAACAAGGTAAAGTATATGCTATAGGTAAAGATAAAATTAAAAAACAAAGTAATTTTTTAGATGGTTTCACTCAAGATGAATTATATTTTTATAATCAATTTAATAAACATCTTGATATATTTCCTAAAATATATGAATTAACTAAATCATATGTTATTATGGATAGATTATATGACATGCCTGATCTTAGTAATGTTTTAAACTATTTAGAACAAATTAACGTGTGGCGAGATAAAGATCCTATGACAATGATTTATTATTTATTAAAAAATAATGATTCATCTGAAATAGATACATTATTAAATAAAACAAAAAATAATAAATCTGTATATAATTCTCTTTTAAAATATATTAAATTTACTCAAGATGTATTAAATGTATTTCCTAATAAATCTATTGATTTTCATACAGGTAATATTGGAGTTGATAATAATGGAGATCTTAAAATTTTTGATTTAGCAATATAAAAATATGATTAACCTATAACATGACCCCATACACTGATCTAGAGATTACAGACCAATACATCATTAGGGAGTTCAACGAGAACATAGACCCGATTGAGCTATTATGGCATCGGGACGATGAAGATCGTACTATAGAGATTTTAGAGGGAATAAATTGGATGGTTCAATTAGATAACCAATTGCCAGCTTTACTAAACTCTCATATATTTATACCACGAGGTATGTGGCACCGAACCATTAAAGGGGAGGGACCACTTAAAATTAAAATATATAAAGAATAATGGCTAACTACGTAACAACAGGATATGTTTTTTGGTACCCCACTCAATCATTAGCCGGGGGTCTAGCAGGTGTAGTTAATGATCCTGATCGTACTTATTTTATTGGTGCACCTGGAGGAGCCCCTTGTACTAAATTCTGGAGAATTTCAGGATCTAATGGTGATATAGGAGTAACTATTATAGACCAGGGCTTAACATGGGCTACAGGCTCATCTGCCCCTACAACTGACCCCAACACAGCTAGAGCTATAAATGGACAAGATGCATATAGTGCTAGTTTAGGGGGCCAACCAGTTCAAACTGTATTATATAATCCATCTTTTAATGGAAATTTAGCTGGAGAAGGACCCACAATTTTACCTTCATTTTTTATTGATGGTGGTAATTATGATTTTGGTGTAGGAGGAGGTATTATATTATTAACAGGATCATTTATAGGAAGTCCTGAAAAAGGAATGAAAGAAGTAAGATGGTATTGGACAGCCGAAGATGATCCAAGCGATTCAGGAGCTTATACTCCCATAATTTATACCGACCCAGGAGACCAAGCTGATTTTTTAATTAGAAATTTTGGGGCAACTGATAATAGTGCGGGAGGAGAAGAAAAATTAGCAGGAGCAGTAGCCAGTATAGGTGGTATATTTTTAGCACCTAAAGATCTAGGTGGTGGGGATTTTATTTTAGATATTCCCTCTAATTTTAAACCTGGAGGAGCTTTTCCTATATATAAATTTGTTACATAAACTGAAAATTTACTATTTAGACTGATTCATAGCCAGTCGCTTATTAAAAATTTTGACAGCTGTGGCGTCACCAAATTTGGAGATGTCACAGCTTTTTATTATCTTAACGCGTAACAAATAAAAATATGAAGGAAAAGAAAATCGTAATTGTAGGTGCAGGTGTAGCAGGAGTTAATGCTGCAACCAAACTGGTTGATAGCGGGTATCCTGGTGAACTAATCACAATCATTGATATGGGTAAAGACCCATATAACCGTTTACCCGAAGAGGTAATGACTGGATTTTTAGGTGCCGGAGGATGGTCAGATGGTAAACTAACCTACCACACAGCCATTGGTGGTCAGTTATCTAAGTATTGTGGTGAGGAAAAAGCAATGGAATTGATGGATCAAGTTATCACTAATTTCAAGCGTTTCCACCCTAAACCAGAAGAAGTACAATGCTCAAATCCAGATACAGAACCCGAATTTATTAAACCATATTTTGGTTTGCGTTTGTTTCCAGTTTGGCACGTAGGTACAGATTATCTATCTGAAATTGCTAAAAACTGGTATGATTATTTAGTGTCTAAAGGTGTAGAGTTTAAATGGGAAACCAAGGTAACCAGTATTAACTTCAGACACAACGAGGTTGTAATGCATTCGGTTAAACCCGAATTTGCAACTATGGATAATGATGGGGTATTTTATGATGAACTTATCTTTGGTGTAGGTAAATCAGGTATTGATTTTGCTCAACAATTGGCTAACCAATATGAACTACCAGATGAACCTAAATCAGTTCAAATTGGAGTACGTTTTGAGGCACCACAAAAACACTTTCAAAAACTAATTGATATTTCATATGATTTTAAGTTGTATAGAAAATTTGACGATAAAGGTGTTTCACTTCGCTCATTCTGTACAAACAATAATGCTGCGTACGTTGCTGTAGAGGAAACATATGGTGACCACAGCTATAATGGTCACGCTAAAAAAGATCCAAAATATCTAAACGGGATGACCAATTTTGGCATCTTGATGGAAATCAATGGCATTGAAGATCCATTTACTTGGTCACGTGATGTAGTAAATAAGCTTCAGTTTAATGGTACTGGTTTATATTATTCACCAACTCGAGTTCCATCTACCACAGCAGAAGGAAACAATGTTACAGCTTTCCAAATCGATAATTTAAGTGGAGTAGAACATGTAATGGGTGAATATTGGAACTATATTATGGACTTTATCGAGGATATGAAAAAAGTATTCCCTACATTAAAAGACGATTGGGGTATTTACGTTCCCGAGGTAAAATATCTTTCACCTGAACCACTTGTAAACTACCGCAACTTGTCTCTAACCAAGTTCCCCAATGTACACTTTGTAGGAGATGCATTATCAGCTAGAGGTATAACAGTTTCAGGAGCTCAGGCAATATACGTTGCCGAGGACGTTCTTTCTTATTACCTTCGCGATACCGAATATCCGGAATTTATTAGCCATTATGTAGCATGAAAAAACAAACAATTTACGAAGAACGCCGAATGAGATCTAAAGGAGCATATCATCACTTCTTTAAAGAAAGTGGCAGCACCTCTTGGAAATACCACAACTGGGAAGGTCCAGCAATTCAACCTATTGAAGGCGAGCAAACCGAACATAAAAAAGAATACTATCTATATGGCAAACATATGATTTTGGAACAATGGGAAGAAGCTCGTAAAAATAGAGAAGGTTTACCTTGGTATAAGAACGCTTCAATGAAAGGAACAACACGATTCTAATGGGACATAAGTATCAACCAGTACCCCGTAAAGGGGATATTTACAAAAAAGCTTGGGGACACGAACTTTGGATCGCAAACCACGAAGCATATTGTGGTAAACTCCTTGTATTTGAAAAAGATAAAAAATTCTCAATGCACTACCACTTGATTAAAGAAGAATCGTGGTACGTTTCTGAGGGCGAATTTGAATATAGCTGGATTGATACTGAAAAAGCCTCCATTCACTCAACTTTGATTCGTAAGGGAGACGTCGTAGATTTAGAGGTCGGACAACCACATCAACTAAAGGCACTTACTGAAGGTGCTACAATTTTTGAGGTATCCACCAAACACTACGAGGAAGACAGTTACAGAGTAATACCAGGATCATCACAATTATGAAAATAGGATTATGTGGAACAATGAGTGTAGGTAAAACCACACTTGTAAACGCACTTAAGGAATTACCAGAGTTCAAAAACTATACGTTTAGAACTGAACGTTCAAAATATTTAATGGAGCAAGGTATTCCCTTAAACACGGATTCTACACTTAAGGGTCAAACAGTATTTTTAGCTGAACGAGCTATGGAGCTTATGCAAGAAAATATCATTACAGACCGTACCATAATTGATGTAATGGCTTTTGCTCGTGCTTCTAAGTCAATGGATCCCGTTGAAAAATATGATTTTGAGCAACTAGCTATGTTGTTAATTAAAGACTATGACTATATTTTTTATATAAACCCAGAAGGAGTAGATATAGAAGATAATGGCATACGTGAAACAGATACTGAATATCGTAAGCTAATTGATTTTATAATTGTTAACTATCTTAAATCAAGACGTTCTCTTATTAAAAATTATGGTATATTGGAAGGTCCTACTGAAGAGCGTATTAAACAGCTTAAATTTCAATTAGGTTTGTGATATTTATAAGAAAACTATAATATATTTGAAGATGAGAATATCTGAATTAAAAAAAGCCATCCGCGAAATGATCGTAAGCGAGTTAAACGAAGAGGAAAGGATTGTTAAAAAAGGAACCCCAATGCCAACAGATGTACAAGTCGGTGATACTTTAGCAGTAGTTAAAGCAGACGAGGCACTTAATGAAATGGCTAAAATCGCAGGCGATCTAAAAGCAGCAATCGAAAAAGTAATCGAAAAAAATAAAGACGCTGAAAAGAAAGACGTTCGTAAGGCTATTAAAACAGACAACGAAGTTCAAGCTGCACTAGGACCTGATGATGATTTATTCGATAACCAACTTAACAAATTTATCGATCTAGTAAGAGGCGAAAGAGAAGTTGGACAACGCGGACGTAAAGCAGATCCAAACAAACCAGCTAAAGAGCCTAAAGAACCAGGAAGGCGTGGTCGCCCCAAATCAGCAAATCTTGCTGCCAAGAAAAAAGACGAGAAGGTAAAAACATTCTCAATGACTAAAAAATATTATTCTGATAGCGAAGACCAAGACGGACCATCCGATTTGGAACTACGTAAACTAGCTGGTTCAGGTGGTAAACTTGAAAAAGGTAAAACAGCTCAACTCCGTGCTCAAGAAAAAACTAAATTAGTTAAAGCATTCCTAAAGGATATGAGAGATGCTGGGGTAGTAGATAATGCTAACCGTGTCTTAGATAAAGACAAGTACGCTACAGAGTGGTCAAAAGCCAAAATCGAAATCGAAGATAAGGTATCTAAGCTTAAATAATGAAATATTTTAAAAATATTCAATCACTACTTATAGTAGTGTTGATAGTTGTGATTTTTTTAATGAGAAGTTGTTCAGGTAAGGGTACACCTACTGAACCACAGATCATTAGAGATACTATTGTTGAATCTATTATGATTGAAAAGCAATACCCTGTATATGTACCTAAAGTAAAGTATATCACCCAAGTAGATATTGATACATTTAGTACCCCAATCGATACATCAGCTATCTTATCGGACTATTATGCTATCAAAACCTACGAGGACAAACAAGTATTAGATAGTTTAAACTTAACTATTATCGACACTATATCTCAAAATCAAATTAAAAGCAGAAAAATTAGTTATACTTTTACTTACCCTCAAACTACCATTAGAGAAACTATTATTCTAAATAAAAGAGAATTATATTTTGGAATTGGAGCAACTGGAAACCAAGACCAATTACAATATTTAGGTGGAGAAGTGGTTTTTAGAAATAAAAAAAGACAGGCGTACGGCTTGGGAGTTGGTGTTGATCAAAATCTAGTTCCAGTAATCTCTGCTCGTATGTACTGGAAACTAGGAAAATGAGTGATCAGGATTTAAGAAAAATAATACAACAGGAATACGTAAAATGCGCCCAAGATCCGGCTCACTTTCTACGCAAATACTGTTATATTCAACACCCCCAACGTGGCCGTGTTGTCTTCAATCTATTTCCATTCCAAGGTAAGGTACTTAACCTTTGGAAAGAAAACCCATATTCGGTTGTACTTAAATCTCGCCAGTTAGGTATTTCAACTTTAGCGGCCGGATATTCTTTATGGATGATGACTTTCCATAAAGACAAAAACATACTTTGTTTAGCTACAAAACAGGAAACAGCTAAAAACATGGTAACCAAGGTAAAATTCATGTATGAAAACCTACCTTCATGGCTTAAAGTACCATCAGACGAAAATAACAAATTAACATTAAGATTAAATAACGGTTCTCAAATCAAAGCAGTATCGGCAGCAGGTGATGCTGGTCGATCAGAAGCAGTATCTTTGCTTATAGTGGATGAGGCCGCGTTTATCGAAAACATCGGAGAAATATGGGCATCAGCACAACAAACACTAGCAACGGGTGGTGGAGCAATAGTACTCTCAACCCCCTATGGAACTGGAAACTGGTTCCACCAGCAATGGGTAAGAGCGGAAGCAGCAGAGAACGACTTCTTACCTATCAAGTTACCTTGGTACGTACACCCGGAGAGGGACGAGGCGTGGAGGAAACGACAAGATGAACTTCTAGGTGATCCTAGAATGGCAGCACAGGAATGTGACTGTGATTTTAGTACCTCGGGAGAAACGGTATTCTATCCCGAATGGATCGAATTTATAGCCCAAACTACCGTTAAAGAACCGGTTGAAAGACGCGGGGCAGACAAGAACCTATGGGTTTGGCAACCTGCTGATTATTCGCGAGATTACATGGTTGTAGCCGACGTGGCTAGGGGTGATGGTAGAGACTTTTCGGCCGCTCACGTGCTCGATATTGAAACAAACACCCAAGTTGCCGAATACAAGGGACAATTATCGCCAAAAGAATTCGGACATTTTCTAGTAGGACTAGCCGCCGAATACAATAATGCTCTATTGGTAGTAGAGAACGCCTCAATAGGTTGGGCAACAATAGAAACTGTTATAGAACGCGGCTATCAAAACTTCTACCAGTCACCCAAGAGTGACTTAGTGACAGCTGATTCGTATTTTAACCGATATGAATTTGGTAATAATTTAACCCCTGGTTTTACAATGTCGCTAAAAACCAGACCACTTGTGGTAAACAAGTTTAGAGAATATATTGGCGATCGTTCTGTAACAATTCACTCAAAACGTTTACTAGAGGAAATGAAAGTATTCATTTGGAAAAACGGTAGACCAGAGGCACAAAGCGGATACAACGATGATTTAGTAATGTCGTTTGGTATTGGAATGCTTTTAAGAGACACATCACTTAAATTCCAGCAACACGGTTTAGACATGACCCGAGCTGCTTTAAACGGGATGACAAAAACACACGGAGGAGCATATTCAGGCAACGCTGTCCAAAATCCATATACACAAAAAATAGGCAATCAGCAGGAAGATCTCCGTTGGCTCCTTTGATATTTATAATAATAAAACACACAAATGGCTGATACTAGTTTATTTTCCCGATTAAGAAGACTCTTTTCAACTGATGTAATCATCAGAAACGAGGGTGGAAGTCAGCTAAAAGTAGTTGATACGGATCATATCCAAACCAGTGGTGAATTCCAAACAAATTCTCTAGTAGATAGGTTTGGAAAAATCTACACTAACCCAGCCTCTACATCTCTTTTAGGTTCACAATTCAACATACAATATCAGTATCTAAGAACTTATCTTTATAGTGATTACGATGTAATGGATACCGATGCTATTGTAGCTTCTGCCCTTGATATTATCTCGGATGAATGTACTTTAAAGAACGATATGGGAGAGGTACTTCAAATTAGAAGTAGCGACGATGATATTCAAAAAATCCTTTATAATCTATTTTACGATGTACTTAACATTGAGTTTAATCTATGGTCTTGGGTTCGTCAAATGTGTAAATACGGTGATTTTTTCTTAAAGCTAGAGATCGCAGAAAAATTTGGTGTATATAACGTAATTCCTTATACAGCATACCATATTCAAAGACGCGAAAACTTTGACATGGAAAACCCAGCAAAAGTTCAATTCCTTTATTCTCCCGATGGATACTATACGGGTGGTTCAGGTTACTATGCTACTCCAAATACTAAACCATCTGAAAATCAGATTGTATTTGATAACTACGAGGTAGCTCACTTCCGCTTATTAACGGATGTAAATTATCTTCCCTATGGTCGTTCATATCTTGAACCAGGACGTCGCTTATTTAAGCAATATGTGTTGATGGAGGATGCTATGTTGATCCACCGTATTGCTCGTGCCCCAGAAAAACGTATTTTCTATATCAACGTAGGTAATATTCCACCACAAGAGGTTGATGCATTTATGCAAAAAACTATCAACACAATGAAGAAAACTCCATTGATGGATGAAAAAACAGGTGAATATAACTTAAAGTACAACATGCAGAATCTACTTGAGGATTTCTACATCCCAGTAAGAGGCAATGACACTGCAACTAAAATAGACACTACAAAAGGTCTAGAATACAATGGTATCGAGGACGTAGCTTACCTAAGAGATAAACTATTTGCTGCCCTTAAGGTACCTAAAGCGTTCATGGGCTATGAAAAAGACTTAACTGGTAAGGCTACGTTAGCGGCTGAAGATATTCGTTTTGCTCGCACCATTGACCGCATTCAACGAATCCTATTATCTGAGCTATACAAGATTGCTTTAGTACACTTGTACTCACAGGGATATGATGGTGAGCAATTAACAAACTTTGAACTTAAGTTAACTACTCCATCAATCATTGCAGAGCAAGAAAAAGTTGCTCTACTAAAAGAAAAAGTAGCCCTAGCTAAAGAAATGTTGGATACTAAAATCATCCCATCAGATTGGATTTATGATAACGTATTCCAATTCAGTCAGGACCAATACGATGAATACCGAGATTTAATTATCCAAGACCAAAAACGCGCATTCCGTAACCAACAAATAGCTGAAGAAGGTAATGACCCGATCGAAACTGGCCGTTCATACGGAACACCACACGATCTAGCTTCTTTATATGGTAGAGAAAGATACGCTGATAATTCAGTACCAGATGGGTACGATGAAAAAGCTGAATTAGGTCGCCCTAAAGAAAAAGCATCTAATATAGACACTCAGGATAACCCATTGGGTAGAGATCGTTTAGGTAAAAAAGATATGAAAAAAGACGACCAAGAAGGTACAGGTAGAACTCAATTTAAAGGTGGTTCACCATTAGCGCTAGAAGGTACTAAACTTGAACTATCTAAAAATAGAACATTATTGGAAGGTCTTCACAAAAAACTAGTATTCCAAAGCGATAAAGCTAAAGAATCGTTATTAGATGAGTCTAATCTGACTGATTAAATATCTCAATATATTTATAATAAATCCTAATAGGAATGAATATCAAACACTCGAAATATAAAAATACGGGCATTCTATTTGAATTGCTGGTACGCCAAGTAACAGCTGACACCCTTAACGGTGATCAATCTCCCGCATTAAATATTATTAAGAAATTTTTTGTTAAAAGCGAATTAGGTAAAGAACTCAAATTATATGAGACTTTAACTAAAAGTAAAAAAATAAACGAATCTCGTTCTAATTTACTTATCCAAACTCTATTAGAGTCATCTAAAAAGCTTAACAAGAAAACGCTTAAAAGAGAAAAATATAATCTTATTAACGAGATTAAAAAACACTATAATTTAGATGAGTTTTTTAAGACAAAACTTCCTAACTATAAAACACAAGCTGCTTTTTATACACTAGTTGAAGCACAAAGCTCAATAGAGATGATCAGTCCTGATCAAATTGTAGCTAATAAGTATAGTATTTTAGAGCACTTAACACTGGGACCAGTTAACCCAGAAAAAGTAAAAGACGAGGTTTTACAAGAATTCCAAACATACGATAAGGACATAAGAATGTTAACCTATAAAATTTTATTAGAGAAATTTAACGGTAAATATTCAGATTTACACGAATCACAAAAAGAGGTACTTAAAGAATTTATCACATCAGTTGATTCAACCCCCAAGCTAAGAACATTCTACAATAATAGAATCCAGCAACTTAAAGAAGAGTTAGCTATTATTAGCAATACTATAGCAGATAAAGCTGTTCAAATTAAGTTAAACGAGGTGTTACCTCTTATAGTTGAGATAGAAAAAAATCAACCCATCAGAAACGAAAATATAGTTGATTTACTCCAATACTGCGAACTCGTAGAAGAACTTAAATCAGCTCATGGGTCCTCTATTTAACAAAATTCGGGAAATAGTTAGAGGTAGAAAGTTTATTCTTACCCCTACACCCGGAGGCGAAGAAAACGAATCAGACGTAACATATGTTCCTGATTTTGAAATTCTTTTAGCAGACATTAATCGCGCTTTAGAAACTCTTAGAGCAATTGCTACTGATCCCCAGGTAATAAATGACCCTAAATTTGGAGAAATATATAACCAATTTAGAGTTTTAAGAAATAATCTTAGAACCCACATGCGCACCAAATACCCTTCAGAATACCAAAAGATTAAAGGTATGTTTGAAATGAGTGGTACTGGTGGTGGTGCCGGAGCCGGATCATTCTCTCCTGGAACTGGTGGTCAATATGCTACCCCATTTGCTTTTAAAAAGATGGGAAAACAAGAATTACCTGAAGCCTCCCTAGGTGCATCATTAGGTAAGGGACCCAAAGCAGGTCCTAAAGGAGTAACAAATAACTACTATACTAAAAACTTTAAGTATAAACTGGTTAATCCCGTAAAATTAGCGGCCCAATCTAAGGCAGTAGATACTAAATACCTCTGGGGAAAACCTTAATATTTATAGGTATGTATAAGTATAAACTAAAGACTAGAATCAACGAAGCGGATCCTAAAAGAATAGAGTTCCAAAATCAACGCATTGATGCTTTCAAAGCTATTGAATCTAGATTAAACAGTTTATATCCAGCAATTGATAGAGCAAAAGACGAAACAATAGCATTCTATAAAGAAAAACCAGAATCCTTTGCTGTGGTAAAACCTACAGATCTAATTATGGATTATTTAAACGACATCGAAAAATTATTAAATCAATAAAATATGGCAAATACTGCTTTTAATACAAACGGAACTATTTCTACTACTAGTGTTACTGGCTCATTTGCTGGTTTTACTGTAGTATCAGGTTCAGCAACTTTTACAGGTCTTAAAGATTATTCAAATAATAATGTATCTACAGGCAGTATAGCTCTATGGACAGCACTCCCAGTAGGTACTACAGTACCACTATATATAACAAGTGCTTCTTTATCATCAGGAGCTGTAGTATTTTACCCAGTTTCAACTGTAATCCCACAACAATAATATGAAAACCCTACAAGAACAATTCAATCTAATCCAGGAAGGAAAAGGACATAAAGATATGTTCTTAAAATCCGCTCGTAGATTATTCCCAGAATATTTAACAAACTATGCCTCCTATAATGAGGTTACTACCATTTTAAAGCAAAGAGGTGTTTTAAGTGAAATAATTGTAGGTGGTGGTATTGTTACTCAACGCACTTTTGATCCATTTAAGGCATTTGATGCATACGTAAACGAAGAATACACAGTAGCTGGTGGCGTTGGTAAAACATATGCTGCCCAACAATTAAACCCAGTTTCTGCTCCTAAATCCCAAGGTGCTCAAACTACTAAATCGGTAGAAAAGAATCTATCTAAAGAGGTAGCAGATCGCCAGGAAATGGCTGGCTATGATTATAGTAATGAAAAAAATATTGACAACGTATATGGTCAAGAATTTTTAGAGGGATACTACGCGGAGATGAAAGATCCTAAAAATGTTGATAAAACAATAGATGAATTAAAAGACATTGTTAGAAAAAATTTAGTTAAAAATTCTTCATACTATGTAGAGAATGCCGCATTTGGTATTAAAGGGATTGGTTATACAAAATCAGCACCTGGTTTAGGTGAAGGAGAACCCGCTAAAGGCAAATACAAAGCCAGCGGATATGGTGATTTACCTAAGAAAAAATAATGAAACAAGTATTAATTGAAACCCAAGCGTTTCAGGTTAATCCTGTTCAATTAACTGAAGGTACTAAATCTCCAGCAGGCAACCCCATTGTAGAAGGTATTTTAGCTACGGCTGAAGTTAAAAACGGAAACGGCCGTTACTACAAAAAAGATCTATGGCAACGCGAAATAGATAGATACATGGAAGTTGTTAAAGAAAACAGAGCAACAGGTGAGCTAGACCATCCAGACTCCTCTATCATCAATCTTAAAAACGTATCTCATATTATCCGAAGTATCTTTTGGGATGGAGACCACGTAGTAGGAAAGATAGAAATACTACCAACTGTTTCAGGTAATATTTTAAAAGCATTAATTGAAAATAATGTTCAAGTAGGTGTTTCTTCTCGCGGTATGGGTTCTTTAAAACAAATGAGTGAAGGTACACTAGAGGTACAAGACGACTTTGAACTTCTATGTTGGGATTTTGTTTCTACACCTTCCAATCCAGGTTCATATATGCACTTAGTGCGCGAAGGAAAAGAATACAACACAAGTAACCATTACAGTAAAGCAAGTGGAATTTTAACAGAAATTCTATGCGCTAAGGGCACCTGCCCTATTATATAAATTTCCCTAGGGCGCTACCTTGGGTGGGGAAACGCAAGTTTCCCCTTTTTTATCTTTGAATAATCCATACATATGTATAGACATAATATGCTATCCTTATATAGCATTTACAAATATATAAATTCCGATTACGGTTGAATAAATAACCGTACCCCCCAAATCAAATTTTGTGGATAAAACAATGGCGAATAGAAACCTATTGAAAGAAGCTATTGCTGATGCTAAATCTGTTAAAGAAGCAGCCATCGCAAATGCTAAAGCCGCTCTTGAGGAAGCTTTTACACCATACCTAAAGGAAAAATTTTCTGCCAAATTAGCAGAAATGGAAACCGAAGAAGGTATGTATTATGAAGACGACAAAGAGATGGAAGAAAACTACAGCGAAGGAGAAGTAGAAGAAATGTCAAACTATACCGAAGAAAAACGTACTGAAAAGATGCGTGAAAAACCTGAAGTAGAAGAGATGGATCTTGACGAACTTTTAGCTGAACTCGATGAGGAAATGAGTAAAGAAAAAGAAATGGAAGAAACTTTAAACGAAGCTGAAGAAGAAACCGAAGAGGAAGAATCTGAAGAAGTTGAAGGTGAAGAGGACGATGAAATCGACCTTGAAGACATGACTGAAGACGAGCTTAAAGACTTAATCGAAGACGTAATCGCAGACATGGTTAGAGCTGGTGAGCTCGAAGCCGGTGAAAAATTCGAAGACGAAGAAGACGACGAAGACGACGAAGAAATCGATTTTGAAGAAGAAGACGAAGAAGAAATAGTATCTGAAAGAAAGCACTACGGTGGTAGTAAAGAGAATATTCCTTCTGCTAAGCGTGGTAAAATTAAAAAAGACACCGCTGAAGAAGAAGGCATTGCTGACTATGAAAGATCTAAGAAAAAGATGGACGAAGGAGTAATAGATAAGTTAAAAGATCTTTACACTGATAAAGAATTACTTTCTAAAATCATTACTATTGACGGTGAAAAAGTATCTATTCAAGATCTTATTAATTTAGTAAAATCAGGAGCTCCGGCTCGTGAAGGTATGAATAGAACTGAAGACGAAATGGATGAAATGAAGAAAGAAATTGAAGAATTAGCTTCAACACTTTCTGAAACTAAACTTTTAAACGCTAAACTTCTTTATACTAACAAAATCTTCAGAGCTAAGAATTTAAACGAAACACAAAAAGTAAAGGTATTGGAAGCTTTTGATAAAGCTGCTTCCGTAAGAGATGCTAAACTTATCTACGAGACATTAACCACAGTTAAGGAAACTAAAACTGCTGTTACTGAATCAATGAGAGGTATGGCCTCAAAAGCGGCAGGTATGGCTCCAGAAAAGAAACCAATCCTTGAGGTAAACGATCAATTCGCTAGATGGCAAATCTTAGCGGGTATCAAAAGAAATTAATAAACAAAAAACCCCTGTAATAATATGTCACAAGTACAACAATTACTCGAGTCTGCAGCTTCCGGTTGGAAGAATATGCAGTCTGACGCGGCTAAATTAGCTGCAAAATGGGATAGGACAGGTTTACTTGAAGGACTCCGTACGGAGACCGACAAGAACAACATGTCTTTAATCCTAGAAAACCAAGCCAAGCAACTAGTAGTAGAGCAATCTTCTGTAGGTGGTGGTTCAGGTTTCGGTAACTTCACAGTCGGCACAGGTGCCGAATGGGCTGGTATCGCTCTTCCATTAGTACGTAAGGTATTCGGTCAAATCGCTGCTAAAGAATTCGTTTCTGTACAGCCTATGAACCTACCTTCCGGTCTTGTATTCTTTTTAGACTTCCAATACGGAACTACTAAGAATCCATTCTCTACTGGAAAATCACTCTATGGTAACACTGGTTCAGCTAATGGTAACTACCCATTCTCTACAAACCCTAATAACTTAGGTGAGAATAACAACGGTGGTCTATACGGTGCTGGAAGGTTTACCTATTCAACTAACCAATTCTCATCTTCATTACTAGGTCTTATATCTGGTTCGTCTGCAGCTCCTGCAAATGCTTCCACTGGTAGTCTTACAACCGCTACTTGGGCAGAATTAAATTTTGATTCAGATATGTCAGCCTCTATTGTTGGTGGTACAGTACTGAAAGCTACTATTTCTGCTTCTGCATTATCTAGCTACGATGCTGATGCTGTAAGAGGATTTGTATTAGTATCAGGTTCAGCTACAACTGAGACTGGAGTAAATGGTTTAACTGTAGCTACTGCATTACCACAATTTACTACTTTAGATTACACTAACCAAAGAATTTCTTTCTTCTTTACTGCTTCCGCAGCTGTTATTGCAGCAACCGGTTCTTACACTGCGTTTTACAATAAGGCAACTACAATGAGCCCATACAACGTAGGTGATTTCGAAGCTGGAAACGCATTCGCTGCTCCCAACGCTGAAAGCTCAACTGAAATTGTAATTCCAGAAATCAACATCCAACTTCAGTCACAAGCAATTGTTGCTAAGACTAAGAAGTTAAAGGCTGTTTGGACTCCAGAATTCGCCCAAGATCTTAATGCCTACCAGGCACTTGACGCAGAAGCTGAAGTAACAAACATCATGAGCGAGTACATTTCTCTTGAAATCGACCTTGAAATTCTTGACATGTTGATCGAAGACGCAGCTGCTGGTACTGAGTACTGGACTGTATTGAACAACGGTGTTTACAATCCTAGTAATACTAACGGATTTGATTTCCCAACTTCAAGTACAATGACCGGTTACTACAATACTCAAGGCCAGTGGTTCCAAACCCTTGGTACTAAGATGCAGAAACTTTCTAACAAGATTCACCAGTTAACCCTTCGTGGTGGTGCAAACTTCTTAGTATGTTCCCCAACTGTAGCTACAGTAATTGAATCAATCCCAGGATTCGCTTCAAACTCTGATGGCTCTGCAGACAAAATGGAATACGCGTTTGGTGTACAGAAAGCTGGTCAATTGAACAGCCGCTATACAGTTTACAAGAATCCTTACATGACTGAAAACACGATCCTTATGGGATTCCGTGGTACTCAGTTCTTGGAGGCCGGTGCTGTATTTGCTCCTTACATTCCTTTGATCATGACTCCTCTTATCTACGATCCCGATACCTTCACTCCAAGAAAAGGTCTCTTGACTCGCTACGCTAAGAAGATGCTACGTCCCGAATTTTATGGTAAAATCTTCGTTTCTGGTCTTAACAGCCTCTAAACTAGAATAACCTAAAGTTAAATATTGAGCCCCGCGAAAGCGGGGCTCTCTTATTTAATATTTATACACGGTAATTATTTATTTAACTTATTAATTAATATATGGCTTCACACCATCACGAAGATTCAATCTTCCAGGAAAAACGCAAACCCAAAACACCAATCAAATTTAAAACAGAACTAAATTTAGAACAAAAAGAAGCCAAAGCAAAAATATTACAACACACAGTTACGTTATTAGCCGGTTCAGCTGGCTCAGGTAAAACATTTTTAGCGTGTCAAATAGCACTAGAGAAGCTATTTATGAAAGAAGCTGAAAAAATAATCATTACAAGACCTACCGTATCAAAAGAGGAAATAGGATTTCTACCAGGTGATCTACGCGAAAAAATGGATCCGTGGGTCCAACCCATATACCAAAACATGTATGCTCTATATGATAAGGTTAAAGTAGAACAATTTATACAAGCAGGCCAAATTGAAATAGTACCTTTATCATTTATGCGAGGTCGCACTTTTTTAGATTCAATAGTGATAGTGGACGAGGCACAAAACGTAACACACGAGCAAATGGAAATGATTGTAACACGATTAGGTTTACGCAGTAAAATGATCATTTGTGGAGACGATAACCAAGTGGATTTAAAATCCAAGCGCGAATCCGGTTTTAGGTTTTTATATACGGGTGCTAAAAAGATAAAAGATCTTTGCGCTATATCCCTTAAAACAAATCATCGCCACCCAATCGTAGAAGATCTCGTTTCATATTATGAAGAGGCAGCATACCAAGGTATATCATTGGGCACATCTGGTTCAAACGGAAGGAAGAGTTAAACCTTCTTACATATTTATAACGAAAACGTATGGCAAACATTCCAATTTGGCCTGGGTCCTCTTCATTTGCTGCCGTATCAGCCTCATTTTATAATACTCCATCAACAGGTAGTTCACCTACTTCATTTGGGTTTTATGATAATGACTCTGCTTTTAAAACAGACGCAAATAAGGTAGCTAATTTTTGTTCTAGGCGTTTAGGATATCCTATTGAAAACGTAGAACTACAGGATTTAAACTTTTGGACTGCCTTTGAGGAAGCAACAACTATCTATGGTAACGAATTATATGCTTACCAAATTAGAGAAAACATGCTTAACTTGGAGGGTTTACCTATATCTACCCCCACATTAAACAATACTCAAATTACCCCTAATATGGGTAATATTATCCGTATCTCAGAACAATATGGAGAGACAGCCGGGGTAGGAGGAAATACCAATTGGTATTCAGGTTCGGTTATTTTAACTGGCTCAGTTCAGGATTATGATTTAGATGTTTGGGCCCAACAAAATGGCATTTCAGGAAGTAATTTAGAGATCCAAAACGTATTTTACCACGGTGTTCCCGCTTCAGCTACCTACTACTATGGAGGTGCTGTAGGTTTAGGATCAGGATTTGGTGGTTTCTTTGGCGCTTTAGGTGGTGTAGCAGGTGCGGGTGGTATAGGTTATTTACAGAACCCCCTAGCATACAACGTAGCGGCAATTCAGCAAGTAGAATTAGCGGATGAAATTCTTTTATCTGGTTATAGTTTTCAACTTATAAACAATAAGCTAAGAATATTCCCTTGCCCCACAGAAGGTGATACAGGAACTAATTACTATTTCCAATACCTACTTAAAAGCGAACGTTTAGGGAATTCATTAGTTTCCGGAAGTGGAGTTAGCGGTAGTGGATTAATCACTAACGTCTCAAACGCTCCATATGGCAACCCAGTTTATTCTCAAATAAATTCAATAGGGCGTTCCTGGATTTTTGAATATACTTTAGCACTTTCAAAAGAAATGTTAGGGTATGTTCGCAACAAATATTCACAAATTCCGATTCCGGGTGCTGAAGTTACTTTAAACGGGGATACTTTAACCTCATCTGCAGCTACTGATAAAGAGGCTTTAATAACAAGGTTAAGAGAATATTTCAATGAAACCTCTCGCCAATCCATGCTTGAAAGAAGATCATTAGAAGCAGATTTTTCTCAAACTGAACTGAATAAAAGCCCAATGACAATCTTCATAGGATGATAAAGTTTGCTGATATATTAACTGAGATATTAAACACCTACGAGGTAGATGTTATAATAAAATCTAATAAAAACCAAAATATTAGCGATATATTGGATCAAATCCGTGCTCTAAGAAAGATCACCACGGTACGAAATATAACCCCACCAGACTATCCACAAAAAGAGAATATTGAATACACTCGTATTAATATTAAATTTTTAAGCAAAACAGGTAAACCAGAAGAAGATATAAAAGAATTTGAACAAGAAATTCTTACCTCAGATCAGGACGATAACCTAAAAATACTAGGGGTTATAGGAGCTAATTTTGATATAAATACTTTAAGACGTTTATAGTGGCTTTATTTGGGCAAGCAAGAGACATCTCAATGTTTAGATACGTTAACCGTGAGTTGATGCATAACATCATCTCGCAACAGTGTGCTTTTTACCAATTGCAACTAAACGAAACAGCATTTAATATGTACGGGGAAGCTGCTGAAGATAAATACTATAATGGTCCTTTCCTTTTATACACATTAATAGATCTACCAGACCAAAATTTTCCAACAGGAGAAATGGGTGTAGATTTTGATTGGAAACCCACATTCAGATTTTTAAGAGACGATTTAACAACCGGTTCTTTAGGGTATTCTAATCTAACAGAAGACATTGTTCCCCAAGTAGGTGATATAATCTTCTATCAAGAATCATATTACGAGATCACCAACATAAACGAGGCACAATATTTTGTAGGTAAAAACCCAGATTACCCTAATAATCCTAATCCATTAGAAACAGATTTAGCAGAGTTTGGATATAATGTCTCCATTATATGCAGCACAATCTATGTTCCTGCTGATAAGGTCGGACTAAGTAAAGAAAGAACATAATGCCACAATATAGAAAACCTACCCCTAAAACTCAGAAACAATTATCTGAGGAACAGCACGTACCTACTTACCCTCAATACGGGAATCCTAATGCATCAGTTCCGGCAAGCAATAATAGGGGTACAAAAATTTCATGGGAAGGGGATGATGCCAAACTTTTTTCTATTGGTATTAAAGACATAGATGAGGCTGTAATGTATTATATGAAAAGTATAATTAAACCTTACGTTCTACAAAATGGTGAAAGAATAGAAGTACCTGTTATTTATGGTTCTCCTGAAAGATGGAAATCAGTTCAACGCGATGGGTATTACAAGGATAAAAACGGGGCTATAATGCTTCCTTTAATTATATTTAAAAGAGATAGTATTGAAAAAGTTAGAAGTTTTGGTAATAAATTAGATGCTAATACACCTAACAATTACCAAATCTTTGAAAAAAAATACACAGCTAGAAATGCTTATAATAGTTTTGATGTTTTAAATGGGATAAAACCACAAAAAGAATACTATGCTGTAGTTATACCTGATTTTGTTAATGTAACATACTCTTGTATTGTGTCTACCTATTATATAGAACAACTAAATAAAATAGTTGAAGCTATCAATTATGCCTCTGACACATACTGGGGTGATCCCGACCGTTATAAATTCCGTATTAGTATTAATACAATTCAAACTCCAACCGAATTAGTACAAGACAGTTTACGTTCAGTAAAAGCCAATTTTTCACTGACTTTATACGGGCAAATAGCTCCGGATGTACCACAAAAAGATTTATCAGCTATTAATAAGTTTTTTGATAAAACTAAAGCAATATTTTCTATAGAAACCGTATCTCAGTTACCTAAATAAGACATTCGCCTTATTTTTTAATATTTATTACAAACTGGAAGATATAAGTTTAGTTACATGGCTGAAAATAAAAGATATACTACTCAAAAGAAACAGAATTCAGGACAAGATAGTGTCATTAAGGATGATTTATATCTGTTCTCAATCCCTACTGGCTCTTCTGAAGATCTTACTTTAGTTTTAAATCCCCAATCCAAACAAGTTAGATACGTAACAGGAGGAACAGGAGGAACAGGCACATCTGGTACATCCGGTTCTTCAGGGGGCGCTAATACATCTGGTACCTCTGGTGCAGCTGGTTCTTCAGGCAGTTCAGGTAGCAGTGGTATTTCAGGCTCTTCCGGCTCTTCAGGTACAAGTGCTTCAACAGGTCAATCTGGCAGCTCAGGTAGTTCAGGTTCTAGAGGTTTATCAACTTCTTCAGGTTCATCAGGTATTTCAGGTTCAGGTGGTTTAAGTACTTCTTCTGGCACCTCTGGTAGCTCTGGTAGTTCCGGCACTTCAGGTGTAGCAGGTCTTTCAGGTTTAAGTACTTCCTCAGGCTCAACTGGTTCATCTGGTTCTTCAGGCTTATCTGGTTCTACAGGTTCTAGTGGCTTATCAGCTTC